TTCTTCCTAAATTGGTCATAGCTTCCTATGCTTGGTTCCATTCTTCCTTCAATCATTACTTTTATAAGCACGGGATAATTTCCATCCGGAAGTTGACTTACTGGTATCCATCCATTGGTTAATTGCTCGGTAAGTGACTTTACTGCAATCTCATAAGCCGATATTTCGCTTTTAATTCTTTCTCTTACCGGGCTATTGGGTTGTTCTATTAAAAGCTTTTTAAATTGGCTTATATCGTTCTGAATAGTTCCGATAGCTTTTTCAATCTCTTGCTTATTCATCCTTGACAGCTCCTTCCCTCTGTATAAAATCAACTATCTGGGTTATTGATAATTCTCTTCGTGCAATTTTTAACGTCTGCATGTCGGTTAATCCGTATTTATCTCTGAAAGGTATACATAAATCACATAATGCTTTTTTCGTGAGCTTTCTGTTTCTAACTAACTTGTCATATTCATCCTGTAATTTTCCGGCTTCGATTAATATATCATTCATCCTTGACAGCTCCTTCCTTTGATGCTCTTAGCAGTCTAATAATCGCATCTAAATCAAGAAGTATCATAATGAGTAAGAATACAACCAATATTTTAAATATCATCCTTGACAGCTCCTTTCACTATACGAATGGCATAATCATCTTCATCGCTTCTGCAAATATGTCCTATTTTCTTATAATCTGAATTGCCTTTTAGTTTTGCATAACGAATATTATCTCCTTTGCGTTCTTCTAACTGCTCCACAACCTTATCCACATCATAAGCACAATTAAATCCTCTAATATTTTCGATAATACCATTTACGCAATCTCTTTCTGCAAGTTTCGACTTCATATCCGTGTAATTTCCTGTTAACTGCATTCCGTATGCCGAAGTATCTTTTGTTTCACATAACTCCGATAGATATTCCAATACTGCTTGTCTACTGATTAAATCACTCACTTCTTCCCCTCCAATTCATAATGATTTTCCAGAAACACCGGATTAATCTTACTAGGATGCTTTATGTATTTATCATATTGTTTATTGCTGTTCATTTTCTGCTCGCCTTTGCTGATGCGCATTGGGTAGGTTACGGTTCGTTTTGGCATATTATCTCCCTCCCTCTACTGACAACTGCTTATTACTCGCTGTATGTACTACTCCATCCTTAATTACGATAGGTTTAATGGTAAAATTACCAAAATTATGTTTTGAGTATAAAATTTTGGGTTCTGCGAATATTGTTACTTTGGTGTTTTTATTATTCATGGTTTACCCCTTTCATGGTGGGTTATCCTCCTATGCAAATCTAAATTGTTAGCCAATCAGTGATTGACATTTGCCCTGTGAGCTGTCCTTGTGTTTCTCCTAGAATAATTTTTCGGAAAATACTTTCAAATATCGGTACCGGTATAGAGTTTCCGGCTTGCTTATACATTGCGCCATTCATTTTCCCTGGCTGACTCGGATTAACCTTTAATGCATTGCAATAATCTTCGTCTGAATATCCTTGTAATCTCCAACATTCAAGCTCTGTGAGTAATCTGTATTTTCCATTACCCAAATCGATTATTCCGCTGTTTGGGCACCTAAGCTGTTTACATGTAATTGTTTTGCACTGATCTTTTATTATTTCTAGCCCGCTAAAGTCTTTTCCTTGATAATTAATCTTGTTGAGCATGCTTGGCTGAGTGAGTGTATATATATCACTTACCTCATTGTTTTGTTGTAGAAATTCGAGTATGTGCCTCATGGGTGTTCGTATTAAATTATCAAACCTGAAATGTGTTTTATCTAAACAACTAATAGTAAATACTCTTTCTCTCCCCTGAGGTAGGCCGAACTCTCTCGCGTCTAATATTTCGAAACTATTTGTATACCCTAAAGCTTCCATTTCGCTTAAATAGCGATTGAAATTATGTATCATATGTTTGCTCAAAACATTCTTAACATTCTCCCAAATAACAAATCTAGGCTTCCATGTACCCATCTGTTGAATGATATGTATAGTTTCCCACATAAGGCTTGATGTTGTTCCACTACCCTCGTCTGCCCCTGTTTGCTTTCCGGCAATTGAAAATGTCTGGCAAGGCGATCCATGAATGAGAATATCCGGCATTAAATTCCATCCGACTACTGATTGAGTTTTATGCGTTAGCTCATTTGCAAACATTGCATTGTATGACCGAACCGCCTTTTCATCTATTTCCACATAATCAATAGATTTTACCGGAACGCCAATATTCCTTAGTGCTACCCTTGGACTTCCTATACCTCCGAATAATTCAAGTATCTGTAACATATCAATCCTCCGTAATCACCCGCTCAATCAACCCCAAGGCATATTCCCCGCAGGTCATATCCTCCGGATTGTCATGTATTGCTTGTGTATAAGTTATCTCTGTGTCACTCTGGTTAATTTTAAGGTTGCGTTTTATTTCTGCTTGTTCGGCTGCTGTACATTCAATTGTTATTTTCATGATAGCCTCCTTAATCGGATTCATTGTCGTATATTCTCATTGGCATAACAATTCCAATTGGATTATTTCTAATATCGACTACATATATGGCTTCGGTTTCTCCGGATATTCTGTAATAGGGAAAATCTCCGAATGTTTTTAAATAGCTCATATTAACCCATGCCTTTTTGCCATCATCAGTTACTAGTTTTATTGCCATTTTTCCGTTCGGTATTAAGAATACATTTCTGGTTTTCTTAGCCTGAGTTGTTGCTTTAAAAATTGCTTCCGGTTTCAAATGATCTGCTGAGGATATTGGTTTTTTAAGTTTTGTGTAGTTTATAATTAAATCTTTCTTTTTTATGTAATATCCGATGTGTCCTTCTGTAATTAAGACCATATCTCCAAAATCACATGCCACCATATTGCCTTGATTTTGCAGTGCCATAACTTGAGCTTTCTGCTCTACTGTATATTTCATCTATCTACCTCTTATAATCCTTTATTAATAAGTTCCCTTTCAAGTTTCGCGTAATCATCTGCTGTATACTCTCGCTGCGGTGCATTGTGAAAATTATTAGGTGGCTTTGGCTTGTCCTGAGGTTTATTGTCCATGCCCTCCATCCCATCACACCACCATTTACCTCTTCATGCACCATGGAGGAGAAGTCTTGCAGCTCCTATTTACAATCCTCTTAGCAACCAAACAAACATTAACCTCAACCTCATTCGTATTGATAACTTTCAAACAATTCTCACAGCCTTGACAGCAAGGAGCTTGATATTGGAGGTTGGTTCCTCCTTGTGTAACCTTCGATTTTAATCCTCTTGACCGAATGAACATATAAAGCGAATCCTTGCTTACTGCATCATCAAAGTGGTATTCAATTAATTCCGCAACTTCTTGAATTGTCCTTCCCATGGAGAGATAGGTGGCAATTTCAACTACATAAGGGTCAAATTTGCTTGGCTTACGTCTTTTTTGCTTACTCTTATAAACTCCCATCTATTCCCCTCGCTTTCGGATTCAACTTTAAACAAGCTTCATCCCAATCTTTCTTAAATTCCTCACTAACCGTAAAGGTTTCGTGTTCCTCTTCAATAACCTCACCGTCAAGTAACCGTCTGCTGACTATGTATTGTTTATTCAACACGTATCCGTTTTGCGAATACTGAACAACTTTGTCTTTGGGGATTTTTAATAGTTCATGCGCATCCGATAGTTTCGCATCAACTAAGACGTATTCTTCTATGGTTCTATCGTAAACCGAATAGCAATATAGTGTTCTAATTCCCATTGTTACTCCTTCCCATGTAGTCGGCTTGGATAACCGCTACAATTTCAACTAAAATCTTTCTATTTAACTCAAACGGATATTTGGCTTCAATTTCATGTGATTCCGAAATAACCATACCCCAATCAACCTCATTAACAGCAATCCATTTAAGGTAGAAATTATATGTATCTTTAAATATCAACTTAACTTGTTCCGGTGTTGGATTAGAAACCCTCATTCCTAATTCATTCATAATGGCTTATACCTCCCAAGGCAACTTCTCTCTATCTGCTTCATCAATAGTTACAAACCCTTCATTTTCAGCCGTTTCTGTTTCATCCAAAATCACAATATCTTCATACTTCCAACTCATACTTGTTTTCTTCTTGATGTAACCTTTATTCTTCATATTCCGGTGGAAACCATGACTACCCATAGGATTACGACCATTGTCCTTACAATATTTTTCGTACTCCTCGAATAAATCGGATGTGGTTGTGGATTTTCCAATCAATTTCTTGGTTCGTTCTCCCAAGAATGCCATAACATTGTCAGCTTCCATGTGTACTTCTGTGACATTATCAAGGACGTTTTGGCTTTCAGTGATTTTTCCATTCTCGTACATTCTCTTAAGTGCTTTGCAAGCTGCCATAATGTCGTAATCGATTTCCTTTTTTAATTTACTCCAGAGATAAGGGTCTTTCTTCTCCGGCTTATTTTCCATCTTGATAATCATCATCCGGCGGTAGAGTGCTTCGGATTTTTCTTCTATATTAATGGGGATTTCATTTGCTGAGAAAATCAACTTTGCGTAGGAGTTGAAAGAAAATCCATCCTTACCTTTTTTCTCTGCAAATAAACTATCTTCGCCTGTTGCTTTCTTTATTCCATCAACTGCTTCCATAGCTTTCGATGGGATATCGGCGCAAGCGTTAAGTAATTTCCCCAGGAGCATATACGGGTAAAACTTTTCATTGAGTTGTTGAAGAGAAATACTACTAGAATTTTCTCTGCCGACAATCGTTTCAATAATTTTTATCAATAATGACTTTCCTGTTCCGCCTTGGCCTTTGAGGATTAGAAACTTCTGCAAGCTACAATCTGTTGTCATGGAGTAACCAAAATATTGCCAGATAACTTCTCGGTCAGCTTTATCGGGTACTGCAAATTCCAAGAAATTTTCCGTAACCTCACCTGTTGACTCTGCATCCTTTTGAAACTCATGAGGTATCTGATTTATTGTTAAATACCTTGGGTCGTGTTCGATTTCCTCCCACTCAATTACATCAAAGTAACAATTCTTAAAATTAATCCAATGTCTCGGGATATTGTTTAAGTCCTCATAATATCTTTGGAGCCTGTCATTGGAAATAATCAGTCCGTAAATCCTATTAACCACATTGATTGTTATCAACCTTTCGTGTATTAACTCTTGGATGATTGCCTTTAATCTGGTTTCTGTATCATCAATTCGGTAGACTCCATTCTCGTAGATATATGGCATTTTCGAAATTACAAACAAGTGATAATTTGTTATGATATAATCAACCAACTTAGCATCCATTACATTGATAGGGGTTCCATCTTTGTTGTATTCATGCCATTTGGCTTTATTGGGTTGTCCGTCATCGGGTTCTTCCTTGTCGGGATAATTTGGCTTGGGTTTATTCTCGGTTTCAAATCTCTTTCGTTCGGCTTTAAATGCGGTGAGGAGCTTCCCAAATTTTGTTTTGATACCTAACTTATCAGCTTGGTCTTCCAATGCAGATATAGTTTGTTCCCGAAGGAATAAATTTTCTATATCAAACGCCCAACAAAACGTTTCGGTTGATATGACATCGTCGGAGTTCATATCTTTTATATCTTTTGGCACAAGGTTGTCACCTCGATTCTACCGTGAATGCAATTCACTATATTTTCATAAATACTAGCCAATGTGTTTTTCCTCTCCTGTCGCCAAATAAAGGTTTGTAATCTATTGCATCAAGTATTTGTTTTAATTTAATTTGCTCCTCGTTCCATTTGAAAATCAAGACTCCGTTGCAATCCAAAACTCTCATGCACTCATTAAAGCCTTGTTTTATATCGCTTGCCCATGTTTCGTTTAGTTTTCCGTACTTCTTGGCCAACCAAGATTTTTCACCAACTTTTATTAAATGTGGAGGGTCAAACACGACCATCTTGAACGAATTATCTTCATACGGGATATGTCTGAAATCTCCTAAAACATCGGGGTTTATGATAAGCTTTCTTCCATCGCAAAGAGTATCTTCGAACTGCCTATTGTCCATAAAAATTACTTTTTCATTTTCCTTGTCAAACCAAAACATTTTACTTCCGCAACATACGTCAATTATTGGTTTCGTCATGAGTTATCACCTCGATTCTGTGTAAGGTTTTCAATATGTTATTTCCTCATTTCACTAAATAGGTATTCCCATCTTCCAATGAGTTTCGGTAATTCGTTCTGGGTGTAACACCAAATTTCAGAGAAGGGAACTGCTGTCAAGCGAATGCCCTCATATCCCTTTATCAACGTTGCTATTTGCCTTAATTCGCTTTGAATTTCGATTTGCCGTGCAAGTTTACCCTGTCGCTCTAATTCGGCTTGTTTCGCCCTATGTAGGACTTCCTCGGGTATCTCGGAGTTGTCTGATATAGGAATGTTAAATCTCTGAGATAGCAGGATGGCAGCTTCCTTTTGAGTAACATTTTCATAGAGTTCAACAAACTTCGTAACATCGCCGCCTTGACCGCATCCCTTGCAGTGAAAACCTCTAAACTCTGGAAAAATCTTAAGGCTTGGTGTCCGCTCACTGCCATTTCCATGAAACGGACACTTGATGAAACCTTTTCGGTCAATGCGAAATCCGTAATACCCTGCTACTTGACGCATAGTTATTGAGTTGCGGAGGATATAGAAATCTTCTTTAGTCATTCACTTCATCGAGTTCTTCAAACTCAATATCTTCCCTGTCAGCCCACCAACGAAATGTCATTTTGTGACCGCATTTACATATCGGAGGATTTTCAACATTAGTTTTATTAACTTTATTTTCTTTTCCACATGACGGACATTTAAAAACACAATCTCTTTCGGTTACGCTGTATATTCTGTTTTCATCTTCGTCTTTGATTTTAACAATAACTTTACTCATAATTATCCTTTCCGTGGTTCATCGACCACATTCCATTTAATCAAACTCATCCAATATTCCCCACAAGTCATATCCTCTGGCTTTTCACACCGCGGCTTATAATCACACATCGTACAATGCTCCTTAGTGGTTAAATTCCGTTTGAGAAAAATTTGTTGTGCTTCGTTACACTTAATCTCAATCAGATTAACCGCCTCCGTTCAATTTACCTTGGAGGTACTTGTGGATACCCTCAACCATTAGTCGATTGTTAACGCCCTTATAATGCAAATCATTATATTTCTTCGCCACATCATTAATTGCTTGACGGTATCCCTCGGAGTAATCTCCGTTTTTATATGCAGCCTTGATATAAATTTCACGGATTAAGAAAAATATTATCAATAGGAGGAAGAGGACGAGTGCTGTATCAAATCTAATCATCATGTGAATCACCGCCCAACAACTCTATAATTATTTGACCGCATGATTTTTTATCAGTAAATACGAATTGGCAACCGTATTTCTCTTGCATCGTAACCATTGCCTTGTATAACTCTTCTCCCGTAGTGGGCCCGCGGACAATTTTTGCACCATGGGATTTCAGCTCGGTAATCTCGGTCTGAAAATCAGCATCCTTCGATATATTCCATTCCTTACGGATTTTCTTTTCATAGAGGAAAATTCTCGGGTTTATCCATGATTTCACATCTTCAAGAGATTTAATGTTGCCGCCATGCTCAACCAAGATAATAAGCTTTATACCCATCTCATTTGCTCGCACCAACTCTTTTCTAAACCTAACGTGTTGTTGACATACATTTGAACAAGTCTCGGAAAGCGATTGTTTCCTGTCAATTATCAGTCTGGGATTGTCTAAACTCATATAATCACCCGTCCACAATTTGCTTATGTAATACTTAATTCCTTGACGTTCAAATTCAGCGATAATTTTTGTTATTGCTCTAGCCTTCTCCCTGCTGTCAACCTGTATGGTCAGACTGTTCATTTACATACCTCCATTTATAACCACCAATAGTTTTGCTATTATTTTTACAGCACAATCCTATGTTTTGAGGAAATACATGGTTTTCCTCGCCTGCAACTTTTAAGCTTTCATATTCACAAATTGCATTGCCGTATATGTCGAGTTTAATCACTTTTCTTTTTCTTGCCCTCTCAGACATAGCCGTAATCTGCTCTTGCGTAGCCTTTCTTCCTTTTAAAGCATTGCTTATCTTGATCTTTGTTTCAGCTGATTGGAGTTTGCCGTACATAGGATTATTTATTCCATGTGTGTCTCGTCTGCTTTCCTTGATGTGCAGTCTATGCAGCTCAGTTTTCTTATACCTTTTTGCACTTTCCGACATTTTAAGTTTAGTTTCTTTTGAATGATGACATCCTTTATATCTTGCATGTCCCAAATTCGCTTTTCTTAATTGTTCGATGTGCCATTTAGATAATTTACGACCTTTGCAAATCTGATTTCCCTTACTTTTAGCACCAATTTTTCTTTTTGTTTCTTCGCTGTGAGTTCCGCAACAGTTACCTCCGTTTTCTATGTTGTATCCAAAATCCCGATGATTACTTTTGTGTTCCGATATTAAATGTATTTCATTTGTCTCGGCATCTTGTTTTGATAAATTAGTGAGTAGTACAATATGTTGAATATTATCCCAGCCGTATTTTAGTACAGCTTTATAAAACAGTGGATTATGTTTATAGCCAATACCGTTTTTCCACCTTGCCCTTAACTTTTGTTTGGTTACGCCTATGTATTTTTTCCCGTTCGGTGTTATATGCATATACACCGTATAGTTACTTTCGTTCAATTTACCTTATCCTTTCTCGGCTTATAAATCCTCTCACCGTAAAGATAACTTTCGGTTTTTCGCTGCCTACCTAGAAGCTGTCGAAGTTGATTGAGTGTATCCCGGTTTCTCGGTTCGTTGAAGAAATTAACGATATCCTCATATTCAAGTGTTATATCTTTGTTAATCCTCCGACTAATCCGACTATTTCGTAACTTCGTGGAAGCCTTACCCTTCTCTGATTTACCCTCGGCTAACTCCAACTCATGAAGATAATCTTGTAATCGCTTGTCCTCTTCGCCCACGGTGTCGTAGGCGAATTGATATGAGGATTTTGCGGAGTCGATGAAGTTGAGGAAGGCTTCTATGTAGGTGGATGGTTTTTGATTACTCATGAAACCACCCCTCTTTGAACAATGTTTTTGTAAAAGTCAGGACATTTAAAATCGATATCAACATTCGGGTTTATATCCTTGACGGCATAATCACCGTTCGGTGGATCTCTGTATTGCATATTTTCGAATTTACTCTTAAGGTAATTTAATTCTCCCTTATGCGAACAAACCTTATTATGTATACATTGATTACAATCTGTTACCGTAATTTTCATAAGCAACCTCCTAGTTGAATGGTAATTCTTCGTCAATACCGTCCGGGATGTTAATGAACCCGTCACCCATTGCGGAACTCGGCTCCGGTCTACTTGAACCACCTTGACCGCCATTATCTCTCTTGCTCTCTGCAAATTCTATATCTTCTGCTACAACATCGGTCGTGTATACTTTTTGACCGTCTTTGTTGGTATAGCTGCCGGATTGAATTTTTCCTACCAGAACCATCTTCATACCCTGCTTGAAATACTTCTCTACGAATTCTGCCTGTTTGCCGAAAGCGATGCAGCCGATGAAATCAGCATCCTGTGTCTCGCCTGCTCTCTTGAACTTGCGGTCAACCGCTAATGTAAATCTTGCGATTGCTGTTGAGTTTTCTCCTTGTGAATATCTAACTTCTGGGTCTCTCGTGAGTCTTCCGCATCCTATCCATTTATTCATTGTTGTTTCCTCCGTTTTCTTCGATTATTTCTAATTGATGTGCATACATCTGATATGTACCATCGCTATTGCAACTTGCATTACTTCCCGAGAAAGGAAACGTCTCGCTAAAATCAACATCAACAACTGACATAGAGCCATTACCACCCTTTATAGTGCCTATTGTTCCGATTTCTAAATTCGTGCTTTGATCATCACAGACCAATTGAATAACTTTTACTCTGTCGCCTATTTTCATAATTACTCCTTCCTATAATAAAAACTCCACTAATTCTTCGTTTGGTGCTGGTGGACAATAATCCTTCCACTGTAATTTCCGAATAACATCCCAATTTGTTAAATCAATATTCGAGAAGTCGTAACGGTCATAAACCCTGCTGTCAATGATGAGTCGGCTACTAAAATTCTCATAACCAAGGATTGATAAGCTGGATAATGATTTCAGTAACTTAATGTCGCTATCATTAGCCTCTGCATGGATTGTATATGTAATTCCATCAATATCTCGCAATAGTCGCATAACGCCTGGACTTGAAATATTTACGGTTGCCGTATACAAATATATATTGCCTTTATATCCGATATTTCTAAGTGCAACAACAAAGTCATTTAGTTCCATCAAGTACAACATCGGTTCTCCACCAGTTAAAATAATCTCTTCATATCCCAACAACTCTTGAACGTCCTCAATCTTTCTAACCACGTTCCCATGTCCATTACAACACCCCGGACAACTCCGATTGCATTCATATGTAACAATAACCCTTACGGTTGTTTTTGCTGTACTCATTCTTTTTCCCACCCTTAATTAATTTTTCTTCGGTTCAGTTACTGACTTGACGGCATCTTTGTTTAATCTCTTAGGACAATCTTGAGGTTTCATTAGTGCCGTACATATTGCGTAACCATCGGGTTTATTCGGGCAATCCGTATCAATGCAATAAACTTTCATTTGGGTTCACCTTCTTTCCTAGTGGACTCCTTAATAATTTCACCCATAATTTGATTGCTTTCATGCAAAGTCTCAAACAATAATGCGTTCTGTTGTTCCATCACCTTGATGTATTTATTCTTTGTAGTGCAATAAGCTATGTCAGTGACGATATTGATTGCAAATAAGATTATTGCAATAATTAATAAAATCATAATTTAGCATTTCCTTTCTTAGAATGGACAAATGTCCAAGTTAATAGTTAATCCCTTATCTGCCACAAACACCTTTACGCCATCCCCGACAACCTCTTGGACTTCTTCGAGGAATTGATTCTCATTCGAATTTCCATCCGACAAGTGGAGAAGTACGATGCTGTCAAGCGAAGCGGTTTGATTGCTCCGAATAAATTCCTTCGTAGTTCCAATTTCCATGTGGGTTCTCAAAGTCCTATCTACTCTTGCTTGGTCTATGGTTCCTAACCTCAAATATTCATTTACGATTTCCTCGGAGTAGTTAGCTTCAATTAGGATATGGTTGACGGCAAGTTTTTTGAAATTGGTTTTTATAAATGAGGTATCGGTAGCAAATAATAATGTTCCGATTTCGTCATGACGGATTATAAATCCATAACACTCCACATCGTGGGTACATTCAAAGGGGGTAATATTAAATCCACCTATCTGATACCAGTAGCCACACTTGACAGTAATTTGGTTTTCGTATTTCTTGCCGATGGAACTATGAGTTTCTTCGCTTGCATAAACAGGGATACCACATTTCAAATATTCTTCTGCGTAGCCGAAATGGTCTTTGTGTAAATGAGAAGCAACTACTCCGACAATCTTTAACACATCAAAACTCAAAGCCTCTTTAACTTTTTTAAAGGGAATGCCCGCCTCTAAGACAAGGCATTCCGTATCAGATTCAAGTAAATATGTATTTCCGGCAGATGAAGAACCCAAACAAATTAATTTCACGCTACATCACCTTGGCTTTTCCTTTTGGCTTTTAATCGTTTGTTATGCTTAATAATTCTAATAATGTGTTGAATTACTCCAACAGCTACACATATAAGCGCAACTACAATAACGATTGCTAATGGTATCCATGACGGTGCAAGCACCCACAACCATGACCAATTAATAAAATGCGTTAATTTCAAAACGATAAATACAATTGTTAATAATCCACAAAATCCAATTCCGCTTGAACTGCTGTTATTGCTTCCACTTTCTTTGCTCATGATTTATTCCTCCTGTTCGAATACTGATTGCTCAGGTTCAACTACTTCCGCTCTGACAGTTTCTTTTTCTGACTCACTCTCAGGCATTTCAAATTCTTCCGTATTGGCTTGTTCATCGATAATAGCTTTGGTTTCAAGTTCCACATATCGGGACTCCGCTATCTTCATATATTGGTAATTTTCATCAACTTTCATAGGGTCAGTTTCAATGAATTTTTCACCATACACATATCGTTTTAGAGTCTTCATACACATCTCTTCGAACCATCCATCTGTTTCGACTTCAACCTTTTTACCGTTCTGATATTCGATTTTCGTACCGCCCCAGAATTCAGCAGAAGCAAATTTCGGTTTGCGTTTTTCGATATCCTTCATGGTCATGATGATTAGTTTGTTTTTGGTGGGGTCGTCGTATTGTATGTATCCGAAGCCCCCGATTACTTTTCCACGGTCAAACGGATTGATAATTTCAAACTCGTAGGATTCGACTGCATTGACAGCATTCTTTTTAACAGGCTTAAACACATCAGTGGAATAAACTAATTCGGTGGTTACGTCCTTGGGCTTGTCCAATGCGTATTTTTCAGCTATGTATTGGATTCCGGCATAACCCTTTATGAAGGTAATATCATATTTATTGGTTTTTTTGTCCTTATAAGGAATTACTGTTAAGTGGTTCGGCTGCAGCATATCCAATCCCATTTTTGCGTAGTGGACAGCATCAAGGACGGTTTCGTTTAATTTGATCGTATTCCATGTGATAGGTAAGTCGTTGTTATAGGCTTTATTGGTGTTGGTTTCATTTTTGGTTATTCGCCTTTCGTCAGCTATTCTTAATGCTCTATCAATCCCTATAAAATAACCTTGCATGAGGGAAGTTTGATATTGTGTAGCGTTGACTTCTCCTCCGACTTGTGATGCAAATTCCTTTAGTGCGTAGGTTGAAAATTTAGCACTTGGGGATAATTCGGTGGTGTGTTGTTGGGTGGTTACTTCGTTTTTTTTGGTCATTCGGTACCTCCTAATTTTTCTATAATTAAGTCAAGTGTCTTATCTAGATTTGGCGTAAATTGATTATGAATATCTCTGTATCCATCCTCCCACCAACAATGTACATACCATACGCCGCTCACCACGTCGTTCCTAATGAGAATTTCACCCTTGCCATCAAGCAGCCGTGCAATTTCTTTGATTTTATCTAATGCCATTTTTTTATCCTCTATTTTCTTAATCACAATACGAACGGTTACAATGCGGACAACCAGTTACTAGTTCTGTGCTTGCTTTTTCCACTGAAACTCCGGTTATGTATTTTCCAATTATTGCGTGAGTCTGCCAATCTCTTCGTTCGTGCTCAATTGGCTTGTAAATATTTTGATGACATTTCCAGCAAACTCCATTGCCTGGTGCAAAATGCGGATACCCTTTTTCCTTGCATAATATTGTCTGTGCTGTATTTGCCATTGATGCATCATAGGTTGCGTTTATATTTTCCAAATTTCCACCCTCCTAATATAATTTTTCCGCCAATTCCTTCAATCCCAACTTGATAGTGTCAATTCCGGTTTGTAACTCTTCGAAATTATTTGTATCAAGGTTGGTTGCGTAATCTCGAACCCTCTTAACCTCTTCCTCGATTTCATCCATAACAACTTGACGAGCTGTCTTCTGTAACCCATCAAGCATATTTCTGTATTTCCCAGTTATACTTGCCATATCTATACCTCAACTTCCTTCCTTAATCTGCAACGCTTTATTTGAATGGATTGGATTGAGCGGTTTAATTCATGAGATAGTTTCCTGTCTGTTTTGTCTGAATTTACGATCATATCTAACTCTTGAAGTGTCCATTCCCTTTTGACATAGCCTTGAGTTTTAGAGTAGTTTCTTTTTCTGTGCATATTGCGAAGGGTTCTGGCTTTCTCTTTATCTCTGTACGTTTTTACCCAGTTTGGCATATTCACTCTCCTAACTCATGCGTGTAATTTCCTTTGTTTCTCTGCTTTATTTATAGTATCTCTGAAATAATCTTGTAGAAAATTTTGTCTTGCCCTTGCGTTGTTTATGCCTTGACGGTGGTCTTTGTAGGCTTGATACTTGGAACATTCATCGTGGCAAGCCGGACTTCGCTCGGTGCATTTATAGCACGGTGCTTGCATTGGTTATTCCCCCTTTTCCATGAGATAGGTTGCTTCCATATCGGCTTCATGTAAGGCTAATACAAGCGGATATTTCTCCATTGCGGTTCCTAATGTATTCCAATCCTTTTCGCCACTATATGCGCCCATATGCCACCTTATTGCATACCGTTCAACTGGCTTAAGCTTTATGTATTCTTCAATCATCATTACGGATTTTTCTCCGTGACCGTATGGGATTTTATCATCAACCGTATAGAAGGGAACCTTTTCCCATACACCATATTCATTTTTAGCATTTCGCATTTCTATGGTGCAGTAATAGGTTTTGCATAAGTCGTGAAGTAAAGCGATAATTATTAAAGTGTCTTTATCAATTTCCTCCAAATATTCCCACACTGGATTACAAGCCTTACTCTGCAAGCATGTATACACATTCAAGCTATGCTCTAGCAATCCACCCTCTTTAGCTCCATGAAATCTCGTTGATGCCGGAGCCGTATAAAAATCACTCTTACGGATAAAGTCTAAAAGTTTATCCATCCCCTCTCGTTGCACACTTGACAGCAGTTTTTCAAAACGTTCTTTCATTCGGCTACCTCCATTATTTTTTAATATTTGCCGTTATCATTGTTGCCGTCAAATATAATGCCTGTTCTTCTTTAAATCCAGCCGCAAGATATGACTCGTACAATATCATTGTGGTTTTTGCACCATCATTGAAAGCCTTAGATTGTTCGGCTTCTGCTCGATGTGACTTGACGGCAGATTTCAATTCGGATAGATTTTTATCGGTCATTCAGCCACCTCAACTTCTTTAAATTTTAATCCATGGGATTTCATGACTTCCAATATTTCTTCTAAGCATCTTCTTCCGAGGTTTCTGACACTCATTATATCCTCTGGTGTCTTGTTACATAAATCCTCAGTGGTTCTTACTCCGGCTCTTTGCAGGCAGTTATAGGCTCTTACTGATAAGCCGAGTTCCATTATCTTCATATCTGTTTATCCTCCTTTAATATCTGCCCTACAATCTCCTTTATCCTCTCGGGATGTTCAATATTGCTAATAACCTCAAACCCTGCGACAACTCCCTGCAACTTCTCGGTAGCTTGCACCACCTCACCCAACTGTACGTCAAGTGAGGTTTTATAGGTATAAAGCGTGGGGGAGAGAGGTTTACCGTCTTTTAGGAGTTGGATTTTTATGTATCGGTTCATTTGGGTTCCTCCTATTCCACAAACGCAACGCCTATATCAGATAGAAAATCATATATTTTATCCTCTAGCGTTTTCTTGTTCTGCATTTCTGCTTGTTCAACAGTTTCTGGCTTCGGCTCAACAATGAAACCTTTTTTCTTTAAACAATCAGGACAAATATCAATCTGAATGCCACCGTATCCAACATTCTTCATTTTAATTCCCTCTGCCTTGACCGTAATCTTTGCCAAATCTCCCATGCTCTTTGATTGCTTGCAAATATCACATGTAAATACTTCTGTTTTCATACTTATTCCTCCACTTTAATTTCCGTATCCGTAGATACTGACAATAGAACCATTTGACAACCCATTTGAGGGATGTTGAAGTCGTTATAACTCTCTGCGTTATCAACCCAAATAGGAGCCTTAACCTCGTAAATTTCTTGTAGCGTGCCGATAATATCTAACCCCGCCATTAATCGCTCAGTGGTCGATGTGGTGTTTTCGCCATATGGCGAACCATGTATCATAGCCACACAAACATTCTCGATACCGCCATTTTTTTGAGTTCTGAATAACTGCCATTTAACAACCTTAAATTTCTGGTTAATTCTCTCGGAGAGTAAATCCATCTTGGCTTTTTCGAACTTTTCTAATAGGAAGTCCAACCTTTCACATTCAGCAGCCTTTCCGGTAGATTGTCTTAATTCTTCCCTTAACTCAATCACTCTGTCTTTTGCATCATCAATATGCTGCTTTGATGCCAACACTCCTTGGACAATCTCAATTTGGCTTTGAATTTCGGCTTTCTGGGCGGTCAAATTAGTCTTAAGTGTATTTGTATCAACTAGACTTTCCTCTGTCTCTTTAAGGCTGAATTCGAGGGCAGAAACGGTTGATTTGAAATCGGCGTATTCTTGATTAGCGGATAAATCAATCTCGGTTGGTAGCTTGTTTAACTCTTCTTTGACGGCGGTTTCTTGTTCGGTTAACCCCAATACCTCTGCGGTCAAACTGGTTAGTTGCTTTTTGAGTTCATCCAACTTAGATTTATTGGATTTCAATTCTTCCGATATTTTCTGACCGTCAAGATTAGTGGTGTGAAGCTTTTGCTTCTTATCGGATTCAAACTGTGTGAGCATTTCGGCTTTCTTATCCGGCGGAAACTCCTGGCTGCATACCGGACAAATATTCTGGCTTGGATCCATTTCCTTTGATTTCTCTTCGGCATACCGTTTTCTCAATGTGTCGAAAAATATTTCTGAGGATGATATCTTTTCGGTGAGTAATTCAATGTCCTTGTTGACAGTGTTATTTTGTGTGGATTGTTTTAGCAGTGTATATGTGATGTTGTCGAGTTTAGTAGACGCTTCACGTCTTTTCGTTGACAGCAGGTCTTTTTCGGTTCTTTCGATTTCGGCAATTTTGGATTTATATTGTGCGATTTCGGTTTTCAACTTTCCAACTTCCTCATAGGATTTTGAGGTGTCGGAAATTTTCAACTCAACCTCGGATAACCGCTCCTTGAGCGCCCCTAATGCTAATTCCTGTGCGGAAAAATCCACCTCGATAATCGATTTCGAAACTTCATCAATTCGAGTGGGAATAGATACTTGCGATTCCTTATATCCACTCAGTTCCTTCTTATTAAGAGCCTTGATTTCTTCGATGGTTCGTTGTTCGGATTTCATTTTTTCGGAGAGTTCTAAAAACTTACCGTCAAGTGAGAAAACATCGGCATCCGTAATCTTTGCGACTTTCTCAACTAGGAATTTTCTCTGTTCGTCTTGCTTCTTACCGACAAAAGCATGAGGATTAGTTATCATTTTGAAAACTTCCTCGTCGATAATCTCGGCAACCTTTTTCTTGTGTTCGGTTTCAGAGGTGGGTACTTCGTTCCAGAAGTAGAAATTCTTGTCGCCCTCATAAGTCTCGATTTCATCCCTTCTTTTGCGAACCCAATTTTGTTTCTGGACTTTACGGATGATTATTTCTCTGCCGTCTATCTCAAGAAGTAATTCCACCACAATGTCAACACGATCGATATCCACTCCGTTTTCATCGTACCTCCGAGGGTGAAACTGCTTACCCTCGGAGTTGCCTGTTGATGATTTTCCAAACATTGTCCAAAAAAATCCATCAACAATACTTGATTTACCTTTATAATTCTGTGCGAAAATTTTTGTCAGCTGTGAAAAATTTAATGTGACATTCTGGAAAATTTTGAAGTTTTCCATATGTAAGCGTTTTAATATGATGTTCATTCTTATTCCCCTTTTCTGTTGGATTACTTTGGTTGATAGTTTTCGAGGACTACATATTCCGATGTGTACAAGCATAATTTGCCTTTATTCGTTCCCTTGGGGTGTTTAATATCAACCCATCTGCCCGAAACGTCAGTATCAACTACTTGATATTTTTCACCTTCGTTTACTCGACTGTCAGCGTTTTTAGCTATTTCAATCCATTCATTTTTTGTAGCTGAACGCTTAACTCTCTTAACCTCTGGCTGATAGTTTTCCAAGACCACATATTCTTCCGTGTTTAACACTCTGCGTCTACCGTCATCCGATGAACCCTCGGCATATCTCGCTTGGTGTCCACCTTCGATGATTTTTAATACATCGCCATTTTTATATTCTGGCTTACCGTTAGTGATGGGGATACTACTTGCATTGATAACTTCAACATATTCACCCGTTCTTGCTTGACGGCCAACCCTCTTAACCTCTGGTTTGGCTTCTTCGACGATGATATATTCTTCGTTCTCGTCCCAAAAATAAATTGAGTTATTATCAGTGTAAAGCCCTTGACGGTCGACACGATTAACTGTGTGAATATTCCCAATCTCGGCTGAAACATGACATTTACGCTTTTTCACAACCTCAATCTTGTCGCCAACCTTTGCCTTACGGAATTCTGCTTTGACAGCGGGAGTTGTTTCGGGTTGGTAGTTTTCTAGGACAACATATTGATCTAACTTTATACATCCGCCTCCGTATTGTTTATATCCATTCACACGAACCCACCCATGTTCATCCTCAACCAGTGAAGTAACCTTTGCTATTTCTCCAGTCTTAACGTTTGGATGTCCTCCATCACCAATAACCTTAATCCACTCACCAACCTTTGCAGGACGTTTAACTTCCTTAATTGGATTGTAATTTTCAAGGATAATATAATTATCATGAGAAATGGAGTTTTGACACGAATACTCTCCGGTTGGGTCAGTAACATAAACACTAACGCCGCAAACCCTCTCGACTTTATAAATCGTATCTGGGTGAATAAATCCGCCCTCGCCTCTAAGTGCCTTAACGTATTCATTGACTTTTGCAGTGCGATTAATTTCTTTGACAGCGGGCTTGTCCTCCGGAATGTAATCTTCGAGAACTACATACTCGCTATTATATAAATTTCTTGCCCATCCATTTCCTGCATATCCTTCACCGTATTTTGACATTCCATTCTCAGATTCAAGTATCTTCAAGATATCGCCATTCTTATATTCTGGAACACCATCTGTCCTTGGAACTTTTTGTGCATCGACAATCTTTACATACTCATCTGGTTTCGCGAGGCGCTTCACTTCTTTGACAGTGGGTTTTGTGGGGATGTAGTCGATTTTGATATCTCTTGTATGCAGATCCGGGTATATGGAATATGTAAGACAGCTACTGTCACCAAAATACAAAATTCCATAACTTGATGCGCCTTTAAAGTTTGTTTTATTGGTGGCTTTAATTCCATCAGCCCACTTAATCCCCTGAGCATCACATTCCTTCAAAAACTCCATAGCCTTTTCCTCAGTATCGCAATGTACGGCGCATTTACCGGATTTGAAGGATTGCCAATCGAAGGAGGTGGGTTCATTGACGGCAGTTTCTACTAATTTAAGTTCGCTTGGTCTACACCACCAACAATGGTTGTCTTTTCCATGTCCTGTTCCGAGTAAACAGCAATCGTGACCGCCCATTGCATTATCAAACTCAACGGCTATTGGAGGATTTCCACTATTAACGCCAAGCACGGTGCCATTTCCATACGTTTCGTGATGTACTCTATCCCCAACATTGAAACCGTCTGCCGTCAGTGGAGTGTCCTCTGCGGTAATATTAACGGCTGTCTCTGGTCTTGAGATGACACCTAACAATTTCTCCACCGCTGCCTTAGCTGCCTTACCGAAATCCCCATCAAAGTCCTTCAGCTTTACATTAGCGGACTTCTGAAACTTACCATCCATAGACAGAACCGCAACGACACGCTTGTCCTTCTTGCAACGCTTTATTGATATGTATTCACCGGAATATTGCTTTTCGGTTACAAGTTCCCACTTTGACATCGAGTAATCTACCAAGTCCTCAAATTTCTTTAAGCATCCGCCAAATGGTCTTTTGCTACCTTGGTCATCCACAAATTGACCGTCTATGATCTCGTATACCTTGCCTACGGTGTAACCATCTTTGTTTGCACCTTGTAAATCAACACATTTTGCTTTAAAATTTCCACCCATAATTATTTCCTCCCTCTATTCTTCAAAAAGTTGATTAACTTACTCCATGTTGTATCCTTGCCTGTTTCAGCCTTGACGGCAGTTTTTGATTGTTGATTGTTCAATCGTTTAGAATTAAACTTCCATTTGCCCTGCTTAATTCTTAGTTTCTTCCAGAGATAATGAAACAACTCAATTCCACCTGTTCCTCTGTAAGCTTGATGCCTTAAAATTGATCGCTGTAATTTTCTCATTGATTTGTTTTCCCCTTTCTGATATGATTAAATTAAGTTATTTACCTTTGCGCTCGATGAAGCCGTAATCTTCTCGGGCGTTTTCTTTGTGGTCATCTAAAATTTTGTAACCCAGCACCGATATAATAAAACCCATAACACATAACACACCACTGCCCAACGTTAATTCCATTGATGTTGTCCCAACATCAAACATATGTACAACCAACCAGAGTCCAAATGCGCAAATTACACAAGCAATGGAGAGGAAGATTTTTAAAACCCTAAGTACTGCTGTCAAACTAATATGAGGTTTTGTAGACTTAATCATTGGGGTTGTCCTCCTTGTTTTATTTGTTTTCCACTACCTTAATCTTGTAGCCGAGGGCTTGTTGGATTTCTTCGATGGTCATTTCTTTTGTGGAGTCGCGTTCCCAAATTATTTCGTAATCGTATCCGTTAACCTTAGTAATGGCATATAGATGCTTTGGAACTTCTACCTTCATAATCGTATCGTCAGCATAGATATTAGATAAATCGTCATTAAAGTTTTTAAGTTCATACCATGACCTTTCACCGAACCCTACCAATACATCCGTAGCCTTGTCGTATTCATGTTTGATGTTGAGCAATACTAAAAAACATCTTCCACTTCTTGTTGTAACTCTCATTCCTGTTCTCAAATCTGCCTTCTTCATTTCAAATCCTCCTTTAATTTATTTAATTTTTTAACAACCTTCCTTGAATATTTCGAAGAATACTTTCCCTCATTATGTAATTCCCTCGTTCGTTTCTCACCCATGTTGTAACACATTAAAATCTCATGTATCTCACTATGCCTGTCCATCAAATCCGCAATCATAAATACCCCACATTGAATATTTTGTTTCGGGTCGTAAAAATCCGTGATACCTAGTTCCTCCTCGAGCCAATCAAAATTTACCGAATTAATCTGCATTAAACCTCTGTCATGTGTACCGTTATTGTTTATGTTGTAAGCTTGGATATCTCCGTTACTCTCACCGTCAATGATTGCTTTGATTAAGTCGCTGTCGACCCCGTAGATGGCTGAATAGTAATTTATGTGTGTTTCTATAGGAGATAACTCTTTAATGGCTGTATTGAGGTTATAGGCTTCTAGGCTGACGACTATTCCGGCGATTGGTTCCTCGTAGGCTTGTGCTTCTTTTGACGGTAAAAATAAGAATGCCAGTATTGCGATTATAAGGAATTTTTTCATATTATCCGTTGTCCTTTGCAAACAATAACGACTTGTCCAATTTGTTTTTAGCGGTTAAGTTATGATTATATATGTCCACAATCTCAATGGCGTATTTGGAATTACCTCTTAGTGAAAGGTTGTTGTTTCCCTTCGCCTTTATAGCATTGGGTGTGGTCTTGTTTCTTAACTGTTTAATCATAGTTGATACACTGATTTCATCTTTATAAACATCAAACACAATATGCAGACCCTTAAGAATTTCGCCACTAAAACTTTCGGGCTGACCAAACCAACTTTCTTTTGCAACCGTCAAGATGTTTTTATATGTGTCAATGTCAGTATGAGAAAATATGTATTTGAGAGTGGCGAGACAAATTATTTTGTTAACTCCGTTGCTCCCGGCGAAATCAATAATCAGCCCGAGACTTCTTGCGATATCAACCATTTGAACATCGGAATCATTAAGCTTTAAAGTGTACGATGCTTTGATTTTGTCATTTCCGCTGACTTTGGTTTTACCGTTGTCCTGGGTAATAAATAACCAACCCTCATCCTCTTTCGTTAGTCCACAATAAACCAGACAATTTATTACAATGTCGTTTCCTCCGTTGATATGTTTTAAAACTGTAGCAGTTGTTTGACCATCCCACACATAAAACTTACCATCACGAAGACTCAACTTTGGTGGATTAACCTTCATTGGATTAAATTCATTAATGATTTTCTTCACTCTTTCGGTTTTGAGCAATCGCTGGTAGTCGGTATCAGATACAATAAACTTGGAGTTAATCTGACGGTATTCGTATTTCATGTTTTGGTAATCCTCAATCGTAAATTTCCCTTTCATATTCATTTCTTACATCCTCCTTAATTTGATTTGTAGTTTCGTTAATTCACTTTCCAATAGAAGATAATCTGATTCTGATTGTAATAATTCGGAACGCCCCTCGATGATGATATTTATGACTCTGTTAAACTCGTTTACTTTTCCAGATACTTCATCAACTAAATCGCGGATAGTATATTCTGGTACGTTGTCGATATCGTACAATCCACCAATTAGTTGTTCGTCTGATATGTTGCGCAATTCCGATGGAACACCAGACAATGTTCTATTTCTTATTCCCGCCCTTTTAGAACACTCTTTGCATCTACCTTCTGGTTTGCCGTCTTTTTTTTTAATGTAAAATTCTGAGATTGGAAGTTCTTCATGACAGTCACTACAAGTTTTGGTTTCTGGAAGAACAACATCTTTTGTTTCTGGCTTTCGAACTTCTTGATAGGCCTTATTAATAGAAACCTCACCATTCAGTACCTTGCCGAACAATTCCGGTTCGCCCTCATTCTTAATAACTCTGAATTGGTGAATTGTGTTATGACCTACCCCTGCGGCTTTTGCTAGTTCATTATTGGTGTTGATGGGTGTTGATGCCTTGTCCGATTTCGGATTAGGCATGCGGTTTTGATTATCCGCATTGGTTTTTAAATTTTCTCTCGCCTTGGCTTGTACGATTGGTTCTAATACTAAAACCAAATTACATCTCTGTGCCGTAGTTATATTTCTTCTTCCAAACTGATTTCTAATAATCCACTCGGTTGCATCGTCCCTGCTGTCAAAATGCTTGTCCACTGTCTGAAACTCAATCTCATTCTCCGTACAAATCCGATATCTGTTATGACCATCAATTATTGTCTCGTTCCAAATAACCAATGCATCGCGACAACCATCTTTGATAATATTTTCCTTTAACTGTTGAAACTCTTCTGCCGTCAACGGAGGTATCAGACTCTTAAACTCTTCATCAATTTTTAATTGCAACTTTTTCACTTCCTTTCTTGCGCTCAGCTATGCTTTCATATTTTGCAAATAGTTCGTATATCGCGTGTGTTTCCGGTAAATATGGAATGCTCATTCCTTCTATGCTATCTACTTCCGTGCCGTCTGGTAAAACATGAGTGATTTTTACATTAGGCGGAAGACGATAAGGAAATTTGAATTGTTTTTTCATTTTGTCCTCCAATTTCAGTAGCGCCGCAATAAGTTCTACTTTATAGAACCTCGTATGTAAAAAAATAAGTACACATTTCAACTTCTGGAATACCCAGTAACTTGCACGCTCTCATAATTTCAGATTGTTTCCATTCGATTTTATTATTAAGTTTTAAACAACAAGTCCTCTCTGACCAGCCTATAGCTTTGGCAAAAGCATATTGTTTTCCGAATTTTTCAATGATTTTGCCATTTAGTTTACTATAATCATATGACATTTTTCTCGCCTCCAATCATTTTATAAGTTCTATATCGTAGAACTCACCTTTAATATATCATATGTAGAAACACATCGCAATATCAAACTTCAATTTAATAGAACATTTTATCACTTTTCTATTGAACTTTTATTCAATATGCTTTATAATACTGATATTAACAGATAGGAGAAATTGTAAATTATGAAAGAGAGCACGTCGATTAGGCTTAAAAAAATTATGGAAGAACGCAATTTAAAACAAGTTGATATTATTAAAAAGTGCGAGCCATACTGTGAGAAATACAATGTAAAGCTCACTAAAAACTATTTAAGTCAATATGTATCTGGAAAAGTTGAACCAGGTCAACACACTTTATCTATTTTAGGAATGGCGTTAGATGTAAATGAAGCATGGTTAATGGGTTATGATGTTCCCAAAGAGCGAAGCTCGATGCCACAGTCAAATGAAAGTCCAGTCTTACAAGCTATCTACAATTCTGATTTAAAGGATACAAGCATTGCAACAGAATTTATTATGAAAAAATTGTCTGATAACATTAAATTCGAAAGCATAGACTACGAACTCATTGCAGAATTTAAAAAACTTAATTATGAAGGAAAAAGAGAAGCTATAAACAGAATCACTGAACTTACTTTTGTACCTAAATACACTGAAACCAATTAAAACAATATCATATCGAGGTTAAAACATGGACAATATTAGAGCTGCTATTTATATAAGAGTATCAACGCAAGAGCAAGCAGATGAAGGGTATTCTATACCGATGCAAACAGAACGTTTAAAAAAATACAGTGAAGCTAAAGGGTGGATAGTTGCAAATACATATACAGACCCCGGATATTCTGGCGGAAATTTAGAACGTCCTGCGCTATCAAAGATGACATCCGACATAAAATCTGGCAATATCGATTTAGTGTTGGTTTATAAACTTGACCGATTATCTCGTTCCCAAAAAGATACCTTGTATTTAATCGAGGATGTATTTCTAAAAAACAATGTAGATTTTGTTTCAATGAATGAAAACTTCGATACATCGTCTCCGTTCGGTCGGGCCATGATCGGAATCCTGTCTGTGTTTGCACAGTTAGAGAGGGAGCAAATTAAAGAACGTATGGCTATGGGTCATATAGGTAGGGCAAAGGATGGATATTGGCATGGTGGAAGCGGCGCGCCAATCGGATACGACTTTGTTGACGGTGACCTTATTGTAAACGAATATGAGGCGATGCAAGTTAGAGAAATATTTGACCTATTCTTGCATGGCAACACAATTCACGGAATAACTGATATCATGAAATCAAAATATAGTAATAGATATTCTGGATGGAACAATCACGGAACCGTCGGGAAAATTCTAAAAAATACAGTTTATATTGGAAAGATAAAGTATAAAGAACAAGAGTATCAAGGACAACACGAGCCAATTATATCCGATGATATATTTATAAGCACGCAAAAGCGTTATAGAGAATTAGAACGTGGGTTGACCGATTCGCAAAAATCCCCATACAAAGGAAAACATCTATTGTCTGGAATGATATTTTGTGGAAACTGTGGAGCTAGATATTTTACAAAATGCGTAATTAGCAAAAAATCAGGAACATATTTCTACTATATTTGTTATTCTAGAGACGGAAACCGAGAAATGAAAAAGATTGACTTCTGCAAAAACCCAAACTACAGGGAAGATGTACTTGATGAGATGATAAAAGAACAAATATTAATATTGTCTCATAATCCAGATATAATTCAACAAATGAAAGAACAAGGTCAAAGTAAAACATCAGACGATAAAGCAATTATAATTAATCATAGAATTTCAGAAATCGGTAAACAAGTAAATAAATTAATGGATTTATATCAAATAGGTACAATCCCATTATCAGACATCTCGTCTAGAATAGAACCTTTACAAAAAGAGCGCGGTCAACTTGAAAGTGAGCTTAATGAATTGGCTAACAATAATACTCCTAATCTTTCCATAGAAGACGGTAAAAAAATCGTTCGAACCGCGGAATATATTTTTGAAAATGGTACAGTTGATGAAAAAAGAAATTTGGTAAATACATTGATAAGTAGAATAGTTATATTTAGTAATGAAATAAAAATCTATTGGAAGTTCATTAATTATAATTATGAATAATTTATGCAAATTTATTATACGGTTTCATCCGTATGTATAACTTGCATTAAAATTATTCTCCTGTTTATTCTTCTTCGATAAATATCATTTATAATAGAAGAAACACAATAATAAATTAGTATTTGAATTTAAACATACAAACACCCCGCTCAGTATTTTACTGTAATCGGGGTGTTATTAATTTATGTTCTATTGGTTGTCTTTGCATATCAGCACTAAATCAATACAATCTCTAAACAAATACAAATCGCTTCTGCTATAAGACGACATCCTTTCCATTACAAACCGAATATCTACCCTCTTTTCACTTTCCGTCATTTTTTTGATGCGTGTTAAGTCATCAAGTACATTGATCGTTGCAAGATTATTCATAGTAACCCCCTTCTGTACACTATGTAGTTGTTATTGCGGTGAAATTAATAACATTATACCAGAACATTTGTTTGTTTTCAATCCCATATTTTACATCGTTATTCTGTCACAGAATATAATATTCCGTATAGGAATATTACCCGCCTTTGTATTGTACTGGAAATTTTAATATGATATCATTCCATGGGGTGAAATCATGCGTTATGATATCGAAAACATAGGAAATAGAATATATATGGCCCGACAGGATAACGGCTTGAAGCAGTATGAAGTCTATAAGCGGTTAGGGATCAGTCAGTCCGCTTATTCTAAAATAGAAGGTGGAAAATCTAACATATCAATTACTCTCCTTTGCAAAATAGCATCCATTCTTGATGTTCCTGTATCGTGGCTGATCGGCGAGAATAGTTCGCCACAGTTAACAAACACCGAACGTCTTGAGTTGGAAAAATATAGGCAATACATTATAAGCATTCGTAAAAAGATCTAATTATTTAAAGGTAATAATCTGGTAAATATGTATCATAAATTAATTATAATGCAAGCATTTGTGATTTGTGTGCAACAATTACGCAAATCACTTTTTTGTTGTCAATATATAGCCACGCATCGATATGTATACAAATATTTTACATTTCTGCCATATAATTAACAATGGTATATCTTACCATTTATGGGTTATTATGTATTATATTTTGGTAAATTGCAGGATAATAATAAAATTATGCAGAATAGACAATATCTTGGTATTTTATTACTATACTGTTAATTTGCACTATAAATTAAAAATATTTCGTCATATTAAATAATTTACATAATAATCCATATATGTTATTATTGCCTTGGATGCGATATAGAAATAAAGACCCTGTGCATCAGGAGAGAGAACTGGTGCATGGGGTATCTTTTTTGTTTACAAAATATTCTATCAGTATTATAATTGTTTGGTAATGATTGGCATAAACAAAGGAGGTCGCTATGAAAAAAGGTATTATTTTATTACTGTCCATAAGCACTATGCTGTCAGGGTGCTCAAGTAATCCAAACAAAGATATTGCATTGGCAGGGGACAATATTTCGACAACTAGTATTAATAATGAAACATCCACCGAAGACAACGATGAAATCATAGCCGATACAATTATTGGCTTGACAGCATATGGACGTGATTATATAAGTAATTTTATTTCTGATACCGTTTTGCAAATTATTGTGGTTGCGGAAGAAAAACCGCTAGATGAATTTAAACATTATTATGAATATTCGGGAGAAGCGATATCATCAACGTGTGAATCATTTGGGATTGATGCTGTTTATATAAAAACAGTCGATGCAAACAATTCTCCGATGTTTGAATTTTGTTTTACTTCCGACGGCACTACCTACTTGATAGCACCAGAGCACATAGATGAAATTTCTGAAATAATTAATTAAGCTAAAAATTACCCCTCATTGTCAACCGACCTTGAGGGGTTTATTATGTATAACGATATAAAAAAGCACAGATACCCTCGTGTAGTTTTGGGGGATTTGTGCTTTTGGTTCGTGTAGTTATAGTTTTGACCCTCGTGTAGTTCATGTAGTTTAATGATATCCATTAGCCCTGGCTATCTTCTCTTCTATTGCTTCAATAATAAATTGGTTAAGGCTGCATCCGGCTTTCTCTGCTTCTAGTTTATACCGCTGCATATCTTCTTTCGGGGCTCTAACTTTTGTCTCCCCGATATTATCCAAATACTTTTTTACTGCCCTCGCTTGGGCTTCTGTATATTTTGCCATAACACCACTCCTTTGCTTAAGTATACCAAATAACCATCTATGGGTATATAGATATTTTGCACAATCTATGGGGATATATTTTGTGAAATATGTCTATTTACATCTATGGGGATATAGATTATACTGAGTATACCAAATAGATGTTAGCTCTACGAAGCGGAAGGGATGGAAATTATGAAGGGATTAAATCAGGAGTTATTCGAATTGAAAATGCCACAACATATTATTGAAGATAATGAATGCAAGTGTAAATTATCTGCAACAACAGAGGAAATGAATGAAGAGATATTAGAAAGCATGTACAGAGTACAAGAGGCAGTATATAGATTATTCGGTCAATGCGATATTAGAGAAATTGAAGCAAATACAGTAAACCCTGCACAGCAAAATATATTTGTACCTCTGAAATCATGGAATGTTAATCTTGTTGGGTGTTATGTAATAGTGAAAATACATCAAAGAGGTTTAGGTGGTTGTTTCGCAAACATTGAAATATTATAGTAATCCCTCGCAGAGGACTGGGAGAAATCCCAGTAATGCAATGGCTGACACGGTTCCAAATTCCGATACATCAGAAAGGAGATAGTATGGCAGCAAGAAAATGCATAGGCAGGGCGAGAGTTATACCGAGTGGTTATGATTTCAAGGATGTTTTAAATAAAGGCAAGGCATTTCATAAAAACACAGATTTTGAAATGCAACCTCATAATTTTAGCGGTGTTACCCTTTGGAGTGCAGAAACAGTAACAAGAGAACCATTTAAAGCACCAGAAGGCACGATTATAGTTATTAGAATAAAACAAGGATGGAAAATTCAAGATTAACCGCAGAGGACAGCCGAAAGGCTGTAATGCATCGGCCAGACGGTTCCAAATCCGATAGGCAAGCAAATAAAATTATGGAGGATTTGAAAATGTTAGATAAGAATTTAATTGAAATCAAAACAGGCGATATTGTAAAAATTGAAGGATCTTACTTTAAAAATGATAATGGTTTATATTTTGTTGAAAACGTTCCCGGGAATGTTACCTGGTGCGGCAATGATGTTTCGCTAAAGAAGATTAAGAAAAACGGAGAATTAAGCATCGCGAAATCTTCAGTTGCTTTCTGGCCTCTTTTCATCTGCACTAGCAACCCGACAAAGAACGCAGCGGCTCACGAGTGGAACCCGGAACACGCAACAATCGAAATAATTCATGGCATCACAACTGAACATATTCAATCACATTTCGAAGAAGAAGCAGAGCAAACACAGAAATATGCAGACCGTGAAAAATGGAACTTTGGAGAGAATAGCGAATACTACAAGAAACAACTTGAAATGGTGGCTCATTACAATAATGTTGTCGATTATCTCAAAGCGAAAGAAGCACCGGAGCAGATCACTGAAGCGCAACCGGAAGTTATTGAAGCCATAGAAGAAACACCGGAGCAACCAGAAGGAGAGACGAAGCCAGAAACCGCTGAAGAGCTGCCGTCAATAGAAAGGATATATTTTTCTATCAACGAAACACTCGCAAGACAATCACTTGGAATGTGGAGCTTTTCGGATTACAAAGCAAACAGCACGACCAACAGCTACAAGGCAGAAGTAAATCGAGTATATGACATTGTAGAGCAGATCAGCACAAAGAAACCGCATAGATTGGCTGACGCTTTAATCGTAGCAGAAAGATATTCCCGTAAATATGCCGAGTGGATTAATAAAAGCAACCATATAGAAATGATGTGTCCCAGCGTGATGATATGCGGAGCCGGAAACTTTCCGACAAGACGCAAAGAAAAGCAGAACAGCGCAAGAGATTCCCACATGAAAGAGTTGGATTATATCAACGGCTATGTGAAGAAGTTACACGATATTTTAACAGGGAAAGAAATTATTAAAAGTGCTGACGCTGACGCAATCAGAAAGTTACAGGAAAAACTTGTAGAGTTAGAAGCATATCAGCAGACTATGAAAGACGCTAACGCCTACTATAAAAAGAATAGCACCCTTCAAGGCTTCCAAGGATTGCAACAAAAGACTATCGACTCCATTATGGATTTTATGAGCCGGAACACATACCACACACGACCGTTTGAGGGTTATTCACTCACTAATAATAACGCCAAGATTAAAGCCACTAAAGACCGCATTGAGCAGCTACAAAAGGCTAAGACAGCCGGAACTAATGAAACAGTACAAAGCGATATTTGCAAAGTCGTAGAAAATAGCGAGATCATGAGAATACAGCTCATCTTTGACGGCAAGCCATCCGAGCAGATCAGGAACATTTTAAAATCTAACGGTTTTGTTTGGGCTCCTTCTCATGGAGCATGGCAGCGTCAAATGACATCGAACGGAAGATATGCAACAAAGCAAGTGTTAGAACAATTAAAGAAAATAGCATAGGAGGGTTATCATGATTAAATTTTCAGAGGAGTTTACAAAAGGAATTGACGCTGCATTAGCATGGTGCGAAGAAGAGGATGCACGACAAGAAGCCGAACGGATCACAGATGAAGCCAAGCGGAAAGCATTCCATATTTCTTATATGATGGCTATCACTCCGGTTGTGAAGTCGGCAGAATGGAGGCGGTAAACATGTCAGATCAAATCAAATTAGAGGATTGTCCAGAGATTTTAAACGACGCCGTCAAGGGTGAATTGGCCAAAGGCGCCGAATATAATCAATCACCTAAAATTATATCATGCGTTGTGCATCAATCGTTTAACGGGGAAAATAGAACCTATAAAGTATATATCTCCACCCACAATACATTCACAATATTAACCTACATCAGTAATCCTAGATATTACGACATTGGAATCATGGAAAATATGGTAACGATCGGAGAAATCAAAGAGATACTTCGAGCAGCTCCACAATATTTTTAATATATTCAACCAGAGCATCCGAAAGGGTGCTTTTTTCATGGGACGTAAACCAAATATATCAATACAAATATATCCATATATCCATTGTAAATATACTTGTGCTATGATATACTTGTGCTATGATAACTAATAAACAAGAAAGGAGTGAAAACACATGGCAAAAGCACAGACGAAAGCCAGCAATAAATATAATGACAGGATGTATGACCGCATACCATTAACAGTATATCGTGGGGAAATGGAATCTCTTAAAGAAGTGGCTGCCGAAAAAGGAATGAAATTAAATGAGTTTATCCGATACGCTATATACAAAGAAGCTGGTTATCCAGAGCCAACACTGGAAGAAGTCAAACAACGCCCACAAGTAAAATATCCAAAGGTAGCAATCCCAAAGGATGCCTTTCCTTCACCTTGCTATTGGGTGGACTTAGACGGAAATATTTATACGCATTACAGTAAGGAAACAGGGAATTGGTTTATCCTATATCAAGGACAAATGATAATCCCTGATCTATCCAAAGGTGGTTATTGGGTAAATAGTAAAGGGATACCAAGAGGTACTTTGTAGTGGAATATTTCATTTCAATTATTCCATTTTATCATTTAAATATTCCATTTTTACTGCTTGAAAGTTCCATTTTCATATACTTGTGTAAGCGAAATATACTTGTGTAATGATAATCTTGTGCAAGTATATAATCTATACTTGTGTAAGTATAAAATCTATACTTGTGTAATATTATACTTGTGTAAGTATAGATATACTTGTGTAAGTATGGAATAATTGGAGTAAATCGGGTCAAAAGTGGAAAAAATGGAATATTTCAGAATCGCTGAAACCCTTGCCTTGCAACACTTGTGCAACTTGTGCAACTTCTTTTATTTTCTATGTACGTAGAGAAAGTATAATATGTAAATGTAATTTTATATATAAATAAAAACCAAAAGAAGTTCCATTTTTTCCATTTAGTCCATTTTTAAGAAATTTACCAATCAGAAAGGAAGTGATAATTTGGATAAAATATGGTTAGATATAAAAGGATTTGAGGGATTATATCAAATTAGTAATAGTGGAGATGTTAGAAGTTTAGATCAAAAGGCATCCACTGATAAAAGATTTTCTAAAGCCGGAACAGTAAGCAAGCATTCAAATAACAATAAACATCCAAGGATAATTGTAAGACTTCGAGATAATACGGGCCATACAATATCAAAATCATTACATTACATAGTAGCGGAACATTTTGTTCCAAACTCTCACGAATACACGAAGGTAAAGTTTATTAATGGAAATGTGTATGATTGGAAATCAGATAATCTAGAATGGGTCGAGAAATAAATCTTGGATGAAATATAAAATCTGATACACCCCTTGACAGCACGGGACTATAAATTTAGATAGGCTGCAATATTAACACAACATTGTATTTTGACAATTAAGACATTTTATGAATTTAACATAGAAATATATGATATCCCAGAAAGGAATGGTATAAATGGCTGGAACAAATCCAAAAAATCCAATTAAAGCAACACCTGCAGAACTCAGGGCAACTATGCAGAAGCTTAAAGTAATCTATGACTTGCCTAAAATAGATTTAGATAGCGATGAGGCTGTACAAGAAAGAATTAGTCTTTACTTTGACTATTCGATGGAGCAGGGATTAAAACCAAATGTAGAGGGATTGGCATTAGCTATTGGAGTGTCACGTAAGACATTGTGGGACTGGGAAAGTGGAGTTTCTAGGGCGCAACTCGGTAGTTCAAGGTCGGACATGGTAAAAAAAGCGAAGGATTATATTTCGTTTTTAATGAGTAACGAGGCTATGAATGGCAACATAAATCCTATCACTTGGATATTCTACGCGAAGAATTATTTCGGTATGGCTGATACTCAAACTATCGAAGTCAAAGCCAACAATCAACTCTCTCCTACTCTCACGCCCGATGAAATCGCCAAACAGATACCTCAAGACATCCCAGTGGATGTGGATTGGTCAGAGGAATAATTATACATAATTACTGTATATTCTATGTATAATATGAATAAAGTTTATACATTAGGCTTTTCAACTATTCGTAATATGTGTGATGCATATAGGCGATATGGTGGAAAGCCTTATTTTATGCATGTTGTAGCGTTAATGGTATCAATTAGAACTATTCTAGAACCTAGACTTTCGCGAAGAGTTTACACGTTAATGTATTGAAGTTCTAATTTGTATTGATATTTATTATATAAATATATCGCACCTCCTTGGATGCTTTTTTACGTTGGGAATAAGGGGGCAGGGGTTTATGGAGAATGACCCAGGGTGGGTCACGTCAACCCTCCGAGCAAATTTTTAATAAAAAAGACCCCTCTTCTATTCAATCTTAAAAAAATTCTAAAAAGCAAAAAGACTCCCTCTCTTTGAAGTATCAAAATTTCTAAAAATACAAAAAAGCCTCTCATCTCTTCTACCCATCTAATTCTATAAACCTACACAACCCCTTATTTTATCGGCATCCTACCCCAAACTAGATACATTCTAAAATAAATATCCCAAAATCCCTTATCACCCAATGAACATTTATGAAATGTATGATATGTTGTATATAGAGACATAAATTGTGAGGTTGAGCCACTAGATGTAGTGGTGTAGATATATAAGGGATATTTACTTGACAGCGTTTTTTTGAAGGGATCTTCCGTGGATAAAATTGATTTTTCATATTTACAATTTCTAGAGCAAAGTACTGGTCGAGTTCTTGGACGCAGATTGCAGGCTCATAACTTAGCTGTACGACAAATGCTGTCAGATGGAGTTGATCGCGTTAATGCTAGCTATAGCACGAAGGATGGCTATTATCGAAATGCATTTTTTAGAATTGCAGTTGAGGAAACTAGTTTACTGATTGGTAAATAAGATTTTACTCTACAATAAACAAATTAATTTTTCCTTCATATAGGTGGTTCTGGCTTCCCTCTCCTTTGCCAGAACCATAATGGGTGATTAGTCCAACGGCAGAACAGCAGACTGTTAATCTGTATATGATGGTTCGATTCCATCATCGCCCTTAAGAGTAATCTTCAAAGCTTATGAACTCTTACCAAAAACTCTATAAGCGAAGGTTCTTGTGCTAACGACTCTTTACCTTAAAAGACATTTAGGTGCTGGGTTTTCCTATTTTTCCAACATAGGTATTAAGTAGGCGGTGGGTAAGCGTATACCGATAACAACGCAGAGTGGAATTGTAGCTCAGTTGGTAGAGCAAGGCACTGAAAAGGGTCAGGTCATAGGTTCGACTCCTATTAATTCCAAGAGGCGATTTTCTTCATACTTCTTTGTTCGGCCTTTCCCGAAAAGAAAGTGTTGGTTTGATTTATACCAAGAATAAATTAGGTGTTTCACGGGTGTAGAGTTTTGACCTTAAGCAAAACTAGCACGAGGATTGTTATTGCTTCTCGATAATCTCGAAAAACAGATGAAGCATCGTTTAGCCTTTGCATGAAATGGTTTCGCATGAACGTATCATGGGAAATAACGTTTGGGAGGTTAGCTGATTGGATATAGCAGATAAGCACCTAGGTAAACTTATCGAAGTTGGTTCGATTCCAACACTTCCCACTTTGTCATTATGTAAGTAATCATTGTTTGATTGCATAGCGGTATGACAAGCAGGGCTATCGGCATTATAGGATAGTTGGTATGGGGTTGATACGGATCATGCTGTCAAACAGGCGTATCGTTGCGCTATCTGGCTGCTGAACAATTGTTGCAGGATTTCATGGGTGTTCGATTCACCCGGGCGCATTACATTAAAATCATTTTCATTGACAGCAACTCAGATAAAAATCATAGAAAGATGGTGAATTATTGAAGAAATTACCTATTCCCGAACAAGTCAAACAAAAATGTGTTGAGATGTCGAACACTGGCAAGTCAGCACAAGATATTTATGATAATTATTATAGGGGTATCAGTAATTCCACCTATGATACGTTCAGTCGAGCACTAAGAAAGTGGAAGCTTCGTATTAATGGCGTTGAAGTCAAAACCCCAAAAGATACCGTCAAGAGTGATTGCGTTCATACGAAATCAGTTGAATATAAATCTGACGGATCTGCAACCTTCGAGGGGATTATCGAGCTCATGGAAGGCGAACCGATTACTCCTGAGATTATCATGGAGGCCCACAACCTTGATAGTGATAAATTCGATGTGGTGACTTATAAATCTAACTTCTGGCAGACTCAAGCTAAACAGGGCAAAAAACTGCTCTTGTACCAATCCAAGATTACAGTGCGCCCGAAGTTAAAACAAGATATAACATTCGAGGATATAGATAGGTATTTTGAAACCAAGAATTATTCTAAGGATAAACTGCCGATTGAATGTATCCAGTATGATAGTGACGGCGAAATATTAGACATAAAAATTTCTGATTTGCACGTTGGTTTAATGTCGTGGAGAGAAGAAACAGGCGAAGATTATGATTTAAAAATTGTAAAACAACGTTTTTTGATGTGTATAAATGATATTGTAAATCGCTGTCAAGGAAGAAAATTTAAAAGGGTTATACTAACCTCGCTTGGTGATATCCTTCACGTAGATAACGATTCAAACACTACCACAAAGGGTACGGTTCAGCAAGTCGATGGAAGAATGGCAAAAATCACGCAATGCGCAGAGGACATTCTTATTGACGGCATCACTTTACTCGGCAAAATAGCACCAGTGGAATACATATATACCGAAGGAAATCACGATCGTGTTTGTGGTTATATGCTTGCAAGGAGCGTTTCTAATGCATTCCGCAATGATAACAACGTTACGTTTGATATTAAGCCTAATCCAGTCAAATACAGACGCTTTGGCGTAACACTTGTATTATACCATCACGGCGATGCTCCAAAAAAGAACATTGCTGAAATGCCTATGAATTTTGCGAGAAAAGAAATCTCATTTGCAAAGTACATAGAAGTAAATCTTGGACACTTTCACGACCAGGAAGTTAAAACTATTAATGGAGCAAGGGTGAGATACTTCCCGACAATCTGCAGCTCATCATCATGGGAACACCAACAATTATATGGTTCATCCATGAGGGCAATGGTTTGTGATATTAGAAATGAGGTAACCGGTTTAAGAGAAACTTGGTATACGGCGATTTAAGGAGGATTTGATTATGGCAATTTTAGATAGTGGTTCACGCAGAGAATTTGAAAGTGGAGCAGTAAGGGATATTGCAGAGGGTAAAGGCAGATGTGATTTACTTCCCCTTGATGTAATATACAAATTTATTGAAAGGCCAGAAATTATTCATATTAATGATTATATACATACCGGAACAATAGACTGTCTTTTTGATACTTTAGAGTCATTTGTGCTTATGGCTGATGAATTTCCAGATATAATCACTGCAATTCTTGAAGTATCAAAGCAGTACGAAGAGGGTGCGAAAAAATATTCTGATCGTAATTGGGAAAAGGGTATGCCAGTTCACTGCTTCATTGACAGCGCACTAAGACACTTTTTTAAATATTTGCGTGGTGATACAGATGAACCCCATTCCAGAGCCTTCATTTGGAATATACTTGGAGCAATTTGGATGCATGAGAACCATCCTGAATTGATTGATTTACCATTTAAGGAGGCTTTACATGAATGATTATAAAATATATGCTGTGGATTTTGATGGTACTTTGGCAGAAAACAAATGGCCCGAGATAGGCGAACCCATCCAGCCAGTGATTGATTTTTGTATTCGAAAGCGTGAAGAAGGTCACAAACTGATATTGTGGACATGCAGAACCGGTGAGCAGACAGAAAAAGCCGTCAAGTGGTGCAATGACCGAGGATTGTTCTTTGATGCTGTCAACGAGAATTTGCCGGATGAAATCATTAAATATAATAATGATCCCCGAAAAATCGGAGCTGACTATTTTATTGATGATAAAAATTTAAATCTAAACGAAATATCAATAGGATTTTCGCTTAACCCCAATTGTTAATGTTGATACGACATAAAGAATGTGAGTTGAACTTATGTTATCAGATTTAGACCAAATTAAAAAAAATATAGCAAGATTAAAACTATCAAACCTAAACGATTATAAAAATCTCAATGGGTTATTTGAAATGTGTTTGTCAAGATATGAAGTAAGCAAGGATATTAAGAAATCACTGCAGTTATGTAAACTAATTAAATCCAAAGCCGCCGAACTCTCCACTACCGATACGAGATTTTTTGAGTTATATAATAAATGTTTGTTGTTCGAGGCACCGCACCTATTCGACTCCTATTTATTATATTTGGAGAAAGACCGCGAATATAAAGATAGATTTTATCTTCCGAAACGTAGGCAATTAATTCACCATGGGTTAATTCAAACATTGCAAGACTTGGAAGATGATAAGCTTGACATCGGGAGCATATCAATGCCTCCGGGAACGCAAAAAACAACTCTTGAGAAATTCTTTGCTTCATGGGTTATAGGTAGGCACCCGGATGATTATAGCCTATTTTATTCCCATAGTGGAGATATTACCAGAATGTTCTACGATGGTATATTATCTATAACAACCGATTCTATTGAGTATAAATGGGGCGATATATTCCCGGGGATTAAATTGCAGGATACCAATGCCAAAACAGAGACTATTAATTTTGGAAAATATAAGCCGTTTGCCAATATCCAATGCAGTTCCGTGGGTGCGAAGAACGCTGGTAAAGTTCGGTGTAATAGATATTTGTATTGTGATGACTTAATCGGTGGTATCGAAGAGGCCTTGAACAAAAACAGACTAGATAAACTCTGGTCAATTTATAGCGTTGACGGCAAACAAAGAAAAATGGACGGATGCAAGGAGCTTCACATTGCAACAAGATGGTCTGTTCATGACATAATCGGAAGAATACAAAATTTGTACGAGGGAAGCAACAGAGTTAGATTTATTTCAATCCCGGATATTGACCCTGTTACGGGAAAATCTAATTTTGATTATGAATACAATGGTTTTTCCGTTGAATTCTTCAATGACCAGGCTCTTTCAATGGACGATATTTCATATAGATGTTTATATAAAAATGAACCTATCGAACGTGAGGGATTACTTTATACGGATGAAGAATTACGTCGTTATCTTGAATTACCTCTCCATGAACCTGATGCGATTATTGGTATATGTGATACCAAAAATGAAGGCAGCGACTATATGTTCTTACCAGCCATATACCAATACGGAGAAGATTTCTACTGCCCAGACTGTGTATGTGACGATAATCCAAATTTCGGTATTCAAGAAGAAAACTGTGCAAATATTATTGTTAATCACAAAATGCAACAATGCCAATTCGAATCAAACAATGGCGGTAGTCGAGTAGCTTATAATGTTAATGCACTTGTAGAGAAGAAGCATGGAAGATGCAACATTACTTCAAAAACCACTACTTCGAACAAGGAGACTAAAATCATTGTTAATGCCGATTGGGTCAAGAAGCATGTATTATTTAAAGACAAATCTATGTATACTTCAAAAAGCCAGTACGGTAAGATGATGGGATTTTTATTGGGATATTCCGTGAAGGGTAAAAATCTAACGGATGATGTTCCAGATGGATTCGCTCAACTAGCATTATATGTGACGAATTCACCAACCGCAAAAGTAACTGTTTTTGACCGTAGTAAATTAGGAATATAGGAGGGATAAGAATGATAACAAAGGAACAATTAGCAAGTTATAAACACTTAGAAGACTGTATAAAAGAAACTAAGGACGCAATAAAGCGCACCGAGGAACGCCCTCCTTCGGTGCAATATGGAAAAGTTTTTGGTTCCTCAAGTTCATTTCCTTACACTCCAAGAAGTTTTAAAGTGTCGGGATATAACGGAAGCAAGGCGGATGCGTGGGGTAAAAAACTTCGCTCCCTCTACGAAAAATTAGTTAACCAACTACGGGAATACGAAGAAATGAAATTAGAAATTGAAACCTTCATTACTGATATGCCGAAAGAAAAAGCATTTGAGAAGTTAATATTTACATACGTCTATATCAAGGGAATGAACCAAGTGGAAGTTGCAATAAAGTTAAACATCGACCAAAGTAATGTATCCAAGAAAATAACCGACTATTTGAAGATATATAATGAAAGTCGCATAAATATCATAAACTGACGTGTTATAATAAAGACGGAGAAACTATATCCAAATATAGATATCCCACTAATTTGCCCCTCATTCTTATTCTCCTTTTCATAAACGACCGCCTACCGTTCCTCCCCCTTTCGGTATGGCGGTCATTTTGTTGTGAAAGATAGGTGATTATATGTTATATACAAAAAATCGAAAATCCTTTATCGACATATGTCAAGGGAGTTTTGGAAGAAAAATTATATATAGTTCAGCCAAAGAAATTACAGAAACAAATGTCGTGCTGGAGCTTGGTAAGGCATTGTCTATCCATTGGCAGAACCGCGAAGAGATTGATTACCTTGACCGGTATTATCGTGGCGATCAACCAATCCTTTATAAGGAAAAACGGATTAGACCAGAGATTAACAACCGGATAGTTGAAAATCACGCACTTGAAATTGTAAGATTTATGGCTTCTCAGAATTTTGGCGAACCAATCCAATATGTGAGCCGTGAGAAAGATAAAGCGATCTCGGATATGATTGATAAGCTCAATAAATATATGCTGTTTCGTGACAAGGCTTTTCACGATGTACAGATAGGTGAATGGCAAAGCGCAGTCGGAACCGCCTATCGCTTCACATGGAATGATGCAAACGCAACCATAGACGACGGTGAACCTCCTTTTGACTTTGAGATTCCCGACCCTAGATGTTGTTTTGTGGTTTATTCGACTGAAAAAGGCAAGCCAAAATTATTCTCTGTTCAACAAATCAAGGATGAAGACAATAAAAATAAATATTGCATCTATACCAAAAATAGATATTTCGAAATACAAAATAGTAAAATAGTTGACGGTCAATCACATGCTCTTGGCTATATTCCACTCACAGAGTATCCCAATAACTCTAGACGAATAAGCGACACTGAAATCGTTATTACAATGCTTGATGCAATTAATAACATGCAGTCAAATAGAATGAATGGAATTGAACAATTCATCCAAGCATTTATGAAATTTGTAAATTGTGAGATTGACGAAAAAGAATTTAAAACGATGGCAGAACTTGGGGCTTTCTTGATAAAAGGTGGTCAACCCGGGGTTCAATCGGATGTTGATTTGGTAGCAAAAGAGCTTAATCAAGAACAATCACAGATTTCAAAAGATGATTTATACAAAAATATGCTAATCATCAATGGTATGCCCAATCGAGAGCAAAACACAGGTGGTGATACTGGACAAGCCGTATATCTTCGTAATGGTTGGGATTTCGCAGAGCAAAGAGCCAAACTTGACGAACCAGTTATTGCACGGTCAGAAAAAGATTTTCTTAAATTGATTTTGCATATCGTAAACACGAAACAATCCAAAACTGGAATTCAATTAAAATTAAGCGACATCGACATAAAAATAACCAGAAACAAAACTGACAACATGATTGTGAAAACGCAAGGACTCACAAACCAGTTGACAGCAGGTATTCATCCAAAGATTGCAATTGAGACTTGCGGATTGTATCCAGACCCCGAGAAGGTTTATTTACAATCTAAAGATTATTTGGATGTAAAATATTTAACAAAAGCGGAAATGGACAAGCAGATTAAAGCTACCGTTCCGCCAAAGGTTGGTGATAACCTTGAATGAGTTTTATGATTTTCACTGTCAGAAATGTGGAAAATTATTAGGCAAAACTAAAGGTGACACCGAAATAATTTGCCCGTGTTGCGGAGGAATTAATCTCCTATCCTATTTCACAAAGGAAATCAAATACACATCACGGTTACGAAAAATTAAAGAAAGACAATCAAGTAGCGGAAAATGCTTTAACTGACCGCTATTTTTTATTACTTAAAAATGGAACTATCCGTGAAATAGTTAAGCCGATGTTGAACGACCAACGTTAAAAAGTGAGGGCAAGAAAGGAATGAATTTATGTCACGAGCAGAAGCAAAACAACTTTTAATTACATTTGGAATTGAAACACCGACCGAGGAACAAATAACAAACTATCTTAATTCCGTGAATGGTGAAGTTCAAAAAGAAAAAGTTAAGACAGACGCACAAAAAGCAGAACTTGATCGCTTGAAAGAAATCGAAAAGGAACTCGAAACCGAAAAAAATAAAAATCTTACCGCAGAAGAAAAGCTTCAAGCCGAACTTCAAAAAGCCACTCAGTTACAAAAGGATTTTTCCAAGAAAACCAATCAACTTTCAATAGAAAAAATCTTCGTAGCTGCCGGACTTACAGAGGAAGATTATAAGGATTTTATTGGAGATATCGTCAGCGATAACGCAGAGCTGTCCACGAAGTTAGCAAATAGTTTAGTGACTACAATCACTAAGCAGAAAGATACCGCAATTCAAAAAACCAAAGAGTCACTGCTTGACGGCTCCCCTACTCCTGGCGGCGGAAAAGGCAATGGTGGAGATAAAGAAAAAACCGAAGCCGAGAAAATCGCTGAAGGAATCGCAAAAGCCAGTGTTGACAACCAAAAAGCAACCAATGATGTTTTAGCAAATTATCTATAGGAGGTATTTAATTATGAATTTTAGTTCAAAAGTAGTAACAATGCAAAAGGAAATTTTTAAGAGAAAAACCGAAGGTGATTGGACAAAAGAAATTACCTTGGATTTTACAGCAGTAGTCGCCAATTCTGACGGTCAATACATCGTAAAAGCTGGTTCACCCATCAGCGCAGCCGGAGTTGTTGATAACGCAACCGCACCAATTGGCATTTTACTTTCTGACGTTTACAAAGAAAGACCAATCGGAACCATTATAACACACGGAATTGTAAACCTTGCTAACTGCAACAGCAACAGCGGATTAACAATTGCGGCGGCAGTTAAGACCGCTTTGCCATTGATCTCATTTGAATAACCAATAAACTAAACGGAGGTAGAAATTTATGAATATAAGAGAAATTTTTAGCGCGAGAGCAATCGCTATAAATAGAACTACGGTAGCAAGCAATAAAATTAAATATCTCGGCTCTGGCTTTTTCACACCGAAAAAGAAACAGGGTTTAGATTTAAAATGGATTAAGACATCTAAGGGTCTTCCCGTTTCCTTAGCTCCTTCTAACTTTGATGCGAAGTCAACTATTCGATCAAGAGAAGGATTCACAATCGACAACACAGAAATGGCATTCTTCCGCGAGTCCATGCTTGTAAAAGAGCAAGACGAAATCGATATTGCAAGAGTACAGGAAGCAAGCGACCCTTACGCAACAGATGTATTAAATCACATCTATGACGATGCCAACACTCTGATTGATGCAGCTAATGTTGTTCCTGAAAGAATGATTATGCAGTTGTTGACTCCGGCTGATGGCAGTCCTAAGATTTCCATCCAAGCAAACGGTGTTACATACGCTTATAATTATGACCCGAACGCTACTTATGTAGCGAACAACTATTTAGCATTATCCACATCTACGGATAAATGGAGTGATACCGTTAACTCCGACCCGTTGGATGATGTTAGAACAGGGCAAGATTCGGTTGAGTCTAAGACAGGCACAAGACCTGACATCATGATTGTTTCTCGTCAGACAATGAGTTATCTGGTTGCTAATGCGAAGGTTCGCTCCGCTCTTTTAGCACAGAACACAACTGCCACTCTCTTTGTTACGGATGAACTCGTTAAGAATTTATTCAAGACTTTACTGGGTGTTAGTATTGTTGTTTATTCCAAGCAGTACAAGAACGAAGCTGGAACAACCACTAAGTTCTTTGCTGATGGTTTTGCTACATTAGTTCCAAGTGGTGCTCCTTTAGGTAATACATGGTATGGCACTACTCCCGAGGAAAGAACTCTTATGGGTTCTGGCGAAGCAGATGTTTCTATCGTTGACACTGGCGTAGCCGTAACAGTAACAACCACGACTGACCCCGTAAACACTAAGACAACCGTTTCCGAAATCGTTCTTCCGTCATTTGAAAGAATGGATGAAACCTTTGTTATTAAGTGTTACTAGGATGGAGGTTTGTAAATTATGAAATATGATCATATGGTTAAATATAAAGGAGTTTACTACCCTACTGGTGCTAACGTGCCAGTAGAGGAAATTAAACCTAAAGAAGAACCAAAAGAACCAGTTAAAAAGGGAAAGTAGGTGTTTAAGGGATGGCAACTAACTTGGAAAATCTAAAAACTTATTTAAGTATAACGGATGCGGACAAGGATGGGTTGTTGTCCCTTTTGCTTAGTTCAGCAGATAAAAAAATTCTCAACAAAAGATACCCGTTCGGATACACCGACGAACAAGCCACGGAAACCCTTTTAAAGTACTCAGATATCGAATTAGATATTGCGGTATACCTATGGAATAAAAGAGGCGCAGAAGGGCAAACAAGCCACAATGAGAATGGTATTAATAGAGGTTATGAGAGCGCTTCTATTCCAGATAGTTATGTTCGAGATATTGTTCCAATGTGTAAAGTATTTTAATAAGAGGAGGCAATATGAGGACACTGGAAATTAATAAACAAACTATATTTTATGCCTTATATCTCGGTAAAGTTCCCGTCCTCGATTCTGATGGCTATGAAACTGGCGATTTCAAAAATGGTTACGCAAATCCCGTCAGTATAAAAATTAGAGTATCCCCGAATAAAGGCGAGTCAAACTCCCAAGCATTTGGATTGTCTCTCGACTATGACCGAACCATGACAACAACTGACAAGTTGCCAATAACTGAATTTTCAATTATTTGGATTGACAGCAGTCCTTTGTTGGAAGCTGACGGAAGTCTTTCCTTGAATGAGTTGGACGAACCTATCACGCCTCATGAATATACGGTGGTTAGGGTTGCGAAGGATTTGAATGTGGCTCAATATGCGATTAAAAAAGTATCATAAAAATGGAGGAAATAAGAATGATGACAATGGGAGCAATGCAAGGTTGGCAATGTCCAGTATGTGGAAAAGTGTTGGCACCGTTTATGACGATGTGTCCATGTAATGGTAATCAACAATCAGTTACAACAACAACCACAGGAACTGTAAATGTTACGCTTGATTATAAAGAAATCGAAAAGGCGATAAACGAAGCTCAAACAAAAAAACAGGCAAAAGCATTCGAGGAATGGGCAAAAGCTTTCAATTTTCGACATGGGGTTGGGTGTTATCAATAAATGGCAAAAAAAATTACATTTACTCTCTCACCGTCAAGCATCAATAACGCAATCAAGGAAGTCCGAAAATACCAATCTGACATAGACTACAAATGCCGAATTCTCGCTCAGCGACTTGCCGAAGAAGGAGTATTTATTGCTCGTCTGAAAATTGCTGAATACGATGCAATCTACACCACGGAATTACTTCAAAGTATCAAATCTGAATACGGTGGAGTTGTTCAACATGGTGGGAAGTGGATTGTTTATACTGGATGCGAATGGGCTCCCTTCGTTGAATTTGGAACTGGATTAGTCGGAAGCCAATCCCCTCACCCCGATACTTCGTTGGTTAATTGGAGATATGATATTGGAGAACATGGCGTTGCTGGATGGCATTACTTCAATGATACCGACGGACAATGGCACTGGACTAAAGGCATGCCATCAAGACCATTCATGTACGAGACAGGCAAGGAATTGCGATTGATTGTTCAGAAGATTGCCAAGGAGGTGTTTGGAAGTGGATTACGCTAATAAAATTTACACATTAGTCAAAAACGCAATCGGAACAACACTTCTTAAAGACTCAAGTCAAACATTCACAAATACTCCCACTGCATTCCCGTTTATGTTTTTTGACCAGAAGGACAATCCAACAACCGCTGACGATCTCGACAACAATGAAAACGCTGTCAATGCAACCATTGAAATTACAATCTACACTAACGACACATCCAAGTTGACAACGGCCAAGAAAATCCATGCTATCGCCGACACGCAAATGCGTTCCATGGGATTCAGAAGAACGTTCGGGCCACAACAAATAACCAATATAGCAGATACATCTATTTGCCGATTAATTGCAAGATACACAAGGATTATCGGCAGTGGAGATATATTTTAATTTTATAATAACACCAACCAGAGAGTGACCATTTGACGGCACTCTTCTTTTTTATGTTTAAATTCGAAAGGAGCAAACACATGGCTATTTCCAGTTATAACGCTAAACTTATGAATAATACGGGAACAGATGTCGCACCTGTATGGGCGCAGTTACTTCCTGTTAAAACAACTCCTCAATTAGGTGGCGCACCTGAAATGCTTGAGACAACCACTCTTGATGATGCAATGCAGACATTTATAAATGGTATTCAAACATCAGAGGCTATGACGTTTACCGCTAATTATGATAGCGATAAATACGACGATTTAAAACTGCTTGAAAATCTTACAAAATCGTATGCCGTTTGGTTTGGAAATGCCGGAACTGGCGCGGATGGAAAATACAAATTTAGCGGTCAGCTTTCCGTATTCATCAATGAAACTGCTGTTAATGGTGTTGTTGAAATGACAATCACTATTGTACCGTCCACGGTTATTACAAAAGACGTGGCGTAATTTAGAGGAGGAAAATAAGAATGAGTATGATAAAAATTAACAATAAACTATACGAGGTTCCAGAATTAAACTTTGCGCACTCTAAGAGATTGGAACAATTCGGTGTTCCGCTAAGACGACTAATCGACCCAGACATGATGTTTACGATTGTAAGCGCATTTGTGGCAGTCGTAGTCGGAACCGTTCCAGAGGAAGCAGATTATTTAATCGAACAGCATATTTTAGGCGGTGGAACCATAGAGGATATTTACAAAGCCTACATAACCGCAATCAGTGACAGCCATTTTTTCAAGAAACTCCTGGAAACCCAGGAGGAGAAGAAGAAAGCAAAGACGACTGTCAAAGCAATCAAGGAGACGACTCCAACCGAATAATCCCACCAGAAACATTCACGGAAGCCATAGACAGAATATGGCTTCCGGCTGCTTTTAGGTATGGAATACCTCTTAAAGAATTTTTTAATAGTTATAACCCGAAGTATATGGAAATTAAACAGAAAGAATATATCAAGGGTATAGAAAACGAGTATGAAAAAATCAACTATACCGCATGGACAAACGGACAATATATAATTTCTGCTATTCAAAAGGCTCTCGACCCCAAGAAAGCAAAGTATCCCGACAAACCATTCGGTAAAGAAGAAGAAAATACAATTCAGCAATATCCAGAAATCCAAGCAAGAAAATTCGAGGATTGGGCGAATGTGTTTAATAAGAAATTTCAGCAATCGAATACGACTAGCGTCTAGTGATAGGCGCTATTTTTTTTAGATTTTTCAGGCAAAGGTAGGTGAGATTATGGCAGACGGGACTATAGACCGCTTAGAAATTGAAGTCCAAGCACAAGCAAGTAAGGCAAATGCAGAGTTAGAAAAATTAGTCGGTAAGCTAGATAAGGTTTCGAGTTCTCTTTCCAGAATTAACGCTTCTGGCTTAAAAGGCATGGCAAATAGTATCCAGAGTTTGTCAACCTCCATGCAGTCAATGAGCAATGTTAAGACCGCCGATTTTTCGAGACTTGCCAAGAATATTGAAAAGCTAGGAAACATCGACCAATCCAAAATCAACGGAACAGCCTCGGCACTCCGAACAATTTCTTCTGCCTTGACAGCAAGCACTGGACTTACAAACGGAGCAACCCAAATTACGGAACTAGCTAATAGCATTTCGAAACTCGGCTATAAATCCGCTTCTACTGCTATCACTAATATTCCATTAATGGCAAATGCGTTAAGAGGACTCATGCAGACCCTCTCGACCTCTCCGAACGTATCAAAAAACTTAATCGATATGACAAATGCTCTGTCCAATTTGGCAAACCAAGGTTCAAAGGTTCGGTCAGCCACCAATGGTATAAATAGTTCGCTCAAAAAATATTCCAACACCGCTAAACAAGCATCTACCAACACTAAAAACTTCTCACTATCCCTCGCTGGATTATATGCAAAATTATGGTTGGTTAGACGAGCAGTTAATCTTCTATTCGGTTCAATTAAGAAGTCTATGGACTTCACCGAGACAATCAACTTATTCCAGACTTCCTTTAAGAAAATTGGAGTAGACACCGCAACTGATCTCGGCATGGAAATGGGTTCAGCTGCATCGGAAGAATTTGCAAAAGGGTTTATTAATAGGGCGCAAGCTTTCAACGATAGAATAACCGATGCTTTATCGCTCGACCCCAACCTAATGATGAATTATCAAGCGGTATTCGCTCAGATGTCTAATTCTATGGGTTTGGTAGCAAATTCTGCTATGAATATATCAGAGTCGTTTACTCTGCTTGGAAATGATATTGCGTCGTTATGGAATATTGATACGGATGATGCAATGAAAAAGTTACAAAGTGGACTTGCTGGACAGATTAGACCGCTTCGTACATTAGGCATTGACATATCTCAAACGTCCCTCGAAATGACCGCTTTGAATTATGGAATTAAGGACTCAGTTGAAAATATGAGTCAAGCTGCCAAAGTTCAATTAAGATGGCTGTCAATCATGGATCAAGCTGAGGTTGCATTCGGCGATATGGCTAAAACAATCGATTCCCCAGCTAACCAATTGCGAATCCTACAACAACAATGGGTTAATCTAACTCGTTCTATAGGTAATGTATTTTTACCCATCGTCACTACTGTTCTTCCTTATATAAACGCTTTAGTAATTGCGCTCCGCAGAATGGTGGATACTCTCGCTACAGCCATGGGATTTGAGTTGCCCGACTATACTGACACTAATATTTATACCGATGTCACGGGCGATATCGAAGGTATTGGCGACGGTGCAGATGAAGCTAAGGACTCCGTTGACAGTTTAAAAAAATCCCTTATGAGTTTTGATGAATTGAATATTTTATCGAGTGGAAAGTCTAAGGGGATAAAGCTTGATGTTGGGTCGGGATATGGCGAATTAGATAATGCTATTAATGACAAAACAACTTCATATATGGCGAAATTCAATGAAGAGTTGGCAAATATGAAAAATAAAGCCGAAGAATTAGCGGATAAAATACAGCCAAAGATACAGGCGTTCGTTGACACTATGGATAAAATTTCTCCTATTTTAAAAGCAATCGGAGCAGCCTTTGTTACATATAAAGTTGTCACATGGTTTGGAGAGTTAGCAACAGCAATAGGAAAATTCCATCTTGGACCCGCCGGAATCGCTGCTCTTGCAGTTGGTGCAATTATATTGATTTATGAAGCCGTGAAAGAATACAACAAGAAACTCGTTGAAGAAGACTTGGCTTCAAGGTTTGGAGATATTCAACTTTCCATGGAAGAAATGGAAAAAGTCGCACAGCGAATTACCGATACTGAGTATTCTGCAAAATTAGATGTTTATATCTCGGAGAAGGCAAAACTTGATGAACTAGAAACAAGCATCACAGATGATGTGAACGCCCTCAACAAGTTAAATTGGAAAATTTCCGTGGGACTGGAATTAACGCCGGAGGAAGTTGCCGAATACGGGGCAACGGTAGAAAAGTTTATCACAGATTCCGAAGCATATATCGAACAACAACATTATGTAACGAAACTTGCGATTGATGCGGTTATAAATGATGCAAATTTCAACACTGAAATTACTCAATTGGTTGATGAATATTTCAATGGTTCGAAAGATAAAATGGCACAGCTTGGCAAAGACCTTAGATCAGAAATGGATAATGCGCTTGCCGATGGAATTATTGATGCGACAGAACAAAAGACAATTGATAACTTAATTAAGGAAATAGCAGAAATCAACAGCAAGGTTGCTGACGCTGAGTTTAAAGCAAAGCTACAAATGATTACGGTTGACGGTGATTTAACACCAGATAGCTTCAAGGAACTGACAGCAAAAATTCAAGAGATAATCGGGGAAAGAATAGGTAAAGCCGAAGAAGCAAGCTATACGGTTTTGGCAAGTGTTAACGCCGCTTATTCATTAAAAATGGAAAACGCAACCACGGCTACCGAAAAGAAAGCAATCCAAAACGAATGGGATTCTGCTGTCAAGGAAATCACCAATAATCTTTCAAAAACTAAAGCAGAGATATCTTTTGATGGCACGCAGTTTTCGCTTGATAGTTTGATTGATAAATATGGTACGGAATTAACCAGCGCAAAAGGAAATATTAAAGATAAGACCGAGACATATTTCACAGAAGAAATAGTAACCGGAATTACAAATTCCGACCCATCGGAAGGAATTAATGCTCTTGTTGATGGAATGGAATTTAATTACTTATCCGCACTTGATGAAAGCGGTTTGAGTCAAGCCACGAAAGACGGATTGAATGAAATGCTTGCTGGATTAGAGCCAAGCGAAGAACAGTACAAAAAAATATACGATGATGCTTTAAAAACTGGCTCACAAGTTCCAGATGGAATATCTTCACAGCTAACCGACATTGCAAACTTGAAAGCATTGACTGGCGATAGAGACGCAATTCTTTATTTAATTGGACAGGGAATGGCTGACAGCCCAGAATATTTAGAAATGTTGGCAGCGAGTGAAACGGCTGGTAGTGATCTGGATGAAAGCATTATTAATGGACTTAAAAGTAAAATTCCTGACTTGCAAGTGCAAGGAACGAAGCTTGTATTTACAGTTGGAAAAGCCATCAAGGACAAGTCAGAGGAATACCAAAAAGATAATATGCCGAGATATGCCAATAATCTTATCAAGGGTTATAAGAGTGCTTTCGATAGTGACGGAACGGCGGTGCTATCAGTTAAAGGTTGGCTCGCCAAGATTGACAGTGAAATAACGAGCCATAAACTTCCCACTGTTAGCCTTTCAACTAATTTACTGCTTAATATTAGCGGAATAGACACTACCGACCCATTAGGGATAATCCCTAAGACTAAAGGATACAAAACAGGAGGCTTTCCCAACACAGGAGAAGCATTCATCGCAAGAGAAAACGGTATCCCTGAAATGGTTGGACGCATCGGCAATCGTACCGCAGTAGCCAATAACGACCAAATCACAAATAGTATCGCATCGGCAGTTGAAGGCGCATTGATTAATGTTTTGGTTCCGGCAATGGCAAATATAGGCAACGGTCAAACAACCGTTGTTCTTGAGGGTGATGCAAAAGGCGTTTTCAAACTTGTCAAAACTGAAAGCGACGCATTTCGAAAACAAACGGGCAAAGACCCATTTCAAAAATAAAAGGAGGGAATCACAATGGCTTTTTTAGGATATTTAATTAAAGTTGGTGAAGTGGTTCTCTCCACCAATAAATATATTTCACATGGAAGTTACATATCAACTCCAAACCAAATTACAGATGATGACACCTACGTGGACGGTGACGGTCTATTACATAGGAGCACAGTGCCTCACACACGTTCTAAAATTGAATTTAACACCCCTTACTTACGCTTGGCGGATAAAATTGCCTTACAGGCGCTATTGCCGTCAAGGGTTGAATTAAGCGTTACATATTGGAACGATGAAGATAATGAATATCAGACTGGAAAATTTTATGTACCAGATATTACGTTTGAAATTTATAGCACATCCGATACCGATATTTTGTACAAACCTATCCGAATCGCATTTATCGAATACTAGAGGAGGGATATTATGTTGCCGATTGACAACGGTTTAAAAGCACTTTACAAACAAAATAGTATCCCGAAGTATTACATAATTTATTTTCCTGCAATCGATCTTACGATTAATGAAGCCGGGAAAAACAATAAATTAAAAGCCGGAACATTTAAATTAACAGAGATGCTATGTGCTGACAGCGATTTGGTTTTTGGTTCATGTGAATCGTCTCAAATAAAATTTACCGTAGCTGATATTTCGCAAGACTTAAAGGATTTGGAATTTACTGTTACACAGACAGTCGGAGCATACACGATTCCATTCGGCACATACAAAGTCGATTCATGCAAGAAGCAAGAAGATTTGAGATATAAGGATGTTGTTGCTTATGACTGCATGAGGAAATTTGATGCTGATGTATCTGGGTGGTATAACGGATTATTTCCAACAGGAAGCGAAACTTATACTCTAGCTGCTTTTCGCGCATCTCTCATGTCGCATTTAGGATTGGCAGAGGATATTACCGCCCTTCCTCTTCCGAATGACACTATGATAGTCGCAAAGACCATAGAACCTACTCAATTAAGCGGTAGGAATACAATACAGGCCTGTGAAGAAATAAACGGCTGTTTCGGGCATATAAACAGGTTAGGCAAGTTTACTCACGTCGTGCTGGAACCGGCATATGGATTATATCCAAGCGAAACACTTTATCCGGCAGATGATTTATATCCGGTATCGGAATCGGATACATCTTTTGTAGATCCGAATTTAATTTCCGAGACAATAAGTAAAGCCATGTATCGTTCGGTTAAATTTGAGGAATACACCGTAAAGGAAATTGATAAGCTACAGATCAGGCAAGAAGAGGATGATATCGGGGCAATTGTCGGCACCGGAACAAATGCCTATGTCATTGAAGGAAACTTTTTGGTATTCGGTAAGGGAGCTGCCGAGCTAGAAACCATAGCATTAAATACGTATGGCAATATAGCAAAGAGACCTTATAGACCCTATCAGAGCGAGAATATCGGCTTGCCTTATGTTGAGGTAGGAGATACTATTGCAATAAGCACAGATGATGTTGTGACCGGATATGTATTTCAGAGGACATTGACAGGAATCCAAGCATTAAAGGATTCATTTGTTGCAGAAGGCTCAGAGAAAAGAGAACAGAACTTTGGATTGAACAAAGAAATAATACAACTCCAGCGACGTACCGCCTTAATTAAGAAAACGGTCGACGAAGTAAGTATTACTTTAACCGACTTAGCAGAAAATACTCAATCACAATTTACACAGACTACCCAGCAAATATCAGCGGAGGTTACAAGAGCAACACAGGCAGAAGGAGCACTTAGCGGTAGCATAACCGTTATGGCCGATAATGTAGCATTAAAGGTTGATAAAAATGGCGTCATTGGCGCTATCAATCTTACTTCCGAGGAAGCCAAGATAGCGGCAAGTAAAATCACGTTCGAAGGACTTGTTACCGCGAATAATAATTTTAAAATCCTATTAGACGGAAGCATCGAAGCGGTTAACGGGAAGTTCAGCGGAGAAATAACAGCTTCTTCAATGAACAGCGTAACAATAAAAAATTCTGCAATAGAAATAAACGATAACAACATAATGTTTTACAGCACCGGAAGTATTACCAGGGATATCGGAGCGGCATACAATAACGTTCTTTCATTTGGAGTATCATCAATCATGCTCGGCGAATATTCTGGAGCATATAGTACAAGGCTGACATTGATTATGAAAGAAGTAAATATCGGTGATGTTTCAAGCGATACATGGGCCTCCATCAATATGCATGGAAGCACCAATATAAACGGTGCGCTTAGGATATATTCTCATATCGGATATACAGATAATATAATCTTTAGTGGTGCGGATATTTATCCGTCTGCCAACAATATTTTCAATTTAGGAAGAACAGGAAATAGATGGACTACAGGATACTTTACAACACTTTATTCCACTACATTAAGACACGATGGCTCCAGCATAGGTTTTTTTGGAAACACCCCAACAACACAAAAAGCCATATCTAAACTATCAACAGGTGCAACATTGAGCGATGTAATAAACAAAGTCAATGCGATATTAGATGTATTTGGAAATAGCGGAGGATACGGAATGATTGATATATAAACATGAGAGCGGAACCGAAAGGAACTGCTCTTTCATTATGCCTAAAAAGGATGTGAGAACATGGCAAAGGGTATTAATCTACAAATATTTGAAATGAAAGAGAAAATTTTAAAGGTCATAAATGACGCAAATATGCCTATCGCGATAACTCAGATGACATTATTTGAATTATCATCGCAAGTGAACGGAATAGCCGTACAAACAATCGAGGCAGAACGCAAGGCATACGAGGAAGGAGGCAATGAGGATGTCAAAGAGATACATAAAGATAACGTTCCAAAATAGCCCATCTACAGCAACACCGCTCAATGCTACTAATCTTAATAAAATAAGCGATGCTCTGGATGCATGTGATACTGAAATCGAGAATAAGCAGTCCATAGCAAATATGGTACAATCTGATGCCATTAACGATACTACCAAATATCCGAGTACTGCAGTGACATATGCACATGGACAGGCGATTAATACGCTAATTGATAATTTAGCTCCTGAAAGAATTGCGTTTACTCCAACTGTTTCTGGTTTAACAACTTCCGGTGTAGCAACGTATGTCAACCAAGTCGGATACTACTCTAAGGCCGGTAAAATAGTCAATTTTTACATTCGCGTGAAATGGACAGGGCACACAGGCACGGGAGGTACACTGATTGGAAGTTTACCTGTTGCAGCTTTTGGAAACGATATCCCCGTGTTGACATTTGCAACAGGAATAACAATTGCTGCAGGGGTTGAGTTGCAAGCATTAATCTATGGTAACACGGTGCGTCTATATTTAATACAAAGCGGTGCTGCAAGTTACTTTCAGATACCAGCAAGTGCAGATATTTATATTAGTGGGTCGTATATGACGACATAAATAGCTATTTGGTAGATTATGCAGCGTTACCAAGTCTAATTGTATTCGTCGGTGTTATTGCGGTGTTATCTGTTGCTACAAAAACAGTACCATTGGTGTTAATAATTATAGAGCAACTACCAATAATACTACCACCACTAGACAATATTACAGCAGGTAGAACCCTTGGATAACCGGTAAGCGACAAATTATGTGTTGCTATAGATGCAATACTATTTACGGCTGCTGTTATTCCTGTAAAGTACAGGTTGTATTTTAACGATCCATATCCATTGCGCTGCAGTGTACCATCTACAGTAACTCCTGCTACTCCGGTAAGCGTTACGTTAGACCAAGCTAAATTATCATTTAACTCACTAAGAAAAGTCCTCACGAGGGCTTATTTTTATATCAAGAAAGGAGTAATTCATGGAAAAAATATCATTAAATAGTCAAATCTTTGACCTTGTACCAAATGGTATCGTCACTAATGATAAGAAAAGAAGCTTCACAATTTCATCCGTATTGCCTTATGCCGATATCGAATTAGCTTTTTCTAAAGTTGATAGAATTGAATATTTGTCAGAGTCCAACGAAATCCTCGCAACCTATCTTGATGGGATAGCTTTGAAATCGTTGTCAAAAAATATGGATGATGGGACGTATACAGTAGAGATATCCATTGATGCAATTGAAAGAAAAATAGCCGATGTGCAAAAATTCACAGACAGCGCAGTCGGAGAGTTAACAATAATGATTTCCATGTTATACGGCATGGTTTAGGAGGGATACAATGAATTTTACAGATAAAAGCCCCGTAGTTCAATCATGGGTTAGGTTAATTAATAATGGAACATACACAAGAGAGGAAATTCCAAACATCGGCAATTTACAAGAGATTGTTTGCGGAATTTTAGATAAATAATGAAAGGAAGTGATTTTATGATTTTTACACCAAACAGCGCAATTGTTAAGTCTTGGGTATCACTTGTATTGTGTGGAGCATATACGAGAGAAGAGGTTCCAAATCTATTCAATCTGCAAGTAGTAGTTTGGGGAGTATTGGACTCTCTGGCTTAGAAGTACCACGCAAGGGCGACTTAACTGTTGCCCTTGCGATTAGCTAATTAATCAGAACGCATTTATAAATAAATATCAAGGGAAGAAGGTACCCCATGCATGATAGAGTTTATCACAAAATATTGGATTGAAGTTTTATTCGGAGGCATTACAACTGTTTTAAGTGGTGGAGGATTATATATATTCCGTCAGTTTAAAGCCTTAAAATTAGGCGTGCAAGCCATTTTAAGAGACAGAATTATAGACCAGTACAATAAATATATGGACAGGGATTACATACCTATTTACGCAATGGAGAATGTCACGGCTATGTATAAAGAATATCATGCGTTGGGTGGAAACGGAACTATCACAGAATTATATAAGCAACTGTTGGAATTGCCACATAGAAAAGAGGATATAAAATGAAAGAAAAGTGGAGTAAATTAATTGATGTAAAATCTATAGTAACAATCATATTGACAGCAGTTTTTGCGTATCTGGCTGTCAAAGGAGAAATCACAGGAGCAGAATTTTTAATTGTAATCTCAACTGTTTATGGCTTTTACTTCGGAACACAGAAAACGAAAAAAGAAGGTGAATAATCATGGCTAGAGATATCACAAAGTTGCACCCGAAAGTACAAGACCTTGCCGTCAAGCTAGTTGATGAATGCAAGAAAAAAGGTTTACATATTAAGATTACTGATTGTGTCCGCTCCATGGATGAACAAAACGGAATTAACGCAAGCCGGACAAATTGTAAATATCCGAAATCTTATCATAATTGGGGATTGGCTTTTGATTTCTGCCGTTTTGAGGATGTTGATAAAGACGGTAAAATCTCCGATGATGCCTACAACCAAAAGGGAAACTTCTTCTTTAAAGTTGGACAAGTCGGAAAGTCGCTCGGATTATGTTGGGGTGGAGATTTCAAGTCGCTCTATGACGGGCCTCATTTCGAATATAAAGGATTGGGTACTCGAAGTCAAATCCAATCTAAATATGGTACTCCAGAAAATTTCTTCAAATCATGGGAAATTGTTAAGCCAATCAAAACCGTCACGAAGGATTCTCCCGAAGAAGAAATTAGATGGGTTCAAGTTAAGATTAATAAAGCCATGAACGGTCAATCTGGGTATATTCAGATTGAAGAGGATGGAAAACTCGGCGGTCAATCTAAATCGGCTGTACGGGCATTCTGGACACTTCAGGGATGGAATAAACTTGGACTCGATAAAGGCGATAGATGCGGATTAAAAACAATTAATCGCCTTGACGGCATCACTAAATAATTTTACCCCTAGGCTAATCGAAATGGTCTAGGGGTATTTATACCCTCTTTTTCAAACTCATTATTCATCTGATTGACATTCCATAGGTGTTTTATCCTTTCTTATTCCTTTAAATACTGCTAATCTCATTGCTTCTCTGTCACTCGGCATGTATTCGATTAAACAAACAATATTAGGTTCTATCCAAACTGCATCTTCACTACCATAAGGTATATACCCAAAAGGAGATGTGTCAATTCTTCTATATCCATGTTTGCTAATGTACCTCATTCCTGCGCCAAGTTTGACGTGTCCCTTATATACCAATTTAGTACCTTTATATTGACCAATTATAATGCTTGTTGTATCATCTTTGTTCCTAATAAATCCGCAAACTACAGCATCTACTGAATTATATATCTTGCACTTAATCCAAAGCTTTGACCTCTTATCTAACTGGTATTTACTATCTTTTTTCTTTGCCACAATTCCTTCTAGCTTTTTCTGCTTAACTATGTTGTATAACTGGGTTCCGTATTGTTCTATATATCTAGACACTATAATTCTGTCATTCTCTCTTACAATGATTTGTAATAATTGCTTTCTTTCTATCAATGGCATATTTAATATTTCTTTATCTTTATAATACAAAATGTCATAGGCTATAAATGTAGCCGGAAGCTTATTGGCTGCTAGTTGAATTTTAAATTTATCTGTAAGTATTGCTCTACGTTGTATTTCATAAAAATCTGGATCTCCATTCTTTAAAACAACTAGCTCTCCGTCTAATATACATTTGTGTAATATTTGCTCATGAATATTCATTAACTCGGGAAGTTTTGGGACCATCATTACATCTTTCTTGTTTCGAATGTCTGTGCTATCACCTAAGTAAGCTATACATCTTATTCCATCAAACTTAATTTCAAAGATATATTCCTCAGAATCAAAGGGTTCTTGTTGCTCAGCTATTAACATTGGTTTTATATTTTTATCATCGAATAAATCACCCATACTTGGAATCCTTTTTTAATTTTAGTATGCGCCTATGCAATTACTTAAATCCGTTGATGAATGGTAATCTGCTTCATAAAAAACTACCAACCGAATATTGATAGTTGGTAGTAAAAACAATGACTATTTATTAAAGACATATAGCCTGTGATATTCACGAGCATCTTTATACATTTTAATTTGTGCCTCTAATTCCTTTTTCTGCGATTCTGATAATTTGACTATGTAATCTTTTAGTTCTTCCCTTGCCATATTTTGACCTTCACACCAGATTCGCATCTTCTTCATGCTTTTCGCTAAATAGACTTTATCTTCATAATTAAGGTTATTGTTTTGATGAGTACTCATCATCTTTTCCCACAAATCATAAATCATATTAAAAGACATTGGTTTGTCCGGTTTTGTCTGTTGTCCTCCAAGAAGCTTATAATCATCTCCTAAAACATAGAAAAAGTACGGAAGTCTGTCTAACTCATTAAATAAATCCATTGTTTTTTCTCCTTTTTGAATTAATTATAAGGTTTTATTATCCAACTATCAACATCCAATTGTCAATGTTCAACAAAGTTATGTATAATTTTATCGGCCGTCAAGGAATATCTCATTTGACAGCGGTTTTAATCCTTGGTGCGGATACACTTCCTTTCAAAGCTTCTTCGGCTGCTTCTCTGGTAAGGAATACAGTCTTACCGATATCGCAATTAATAAATGTTCTTGCTTGATTGCCGTTATCAGTAATAACGTTAAATGTAAACGTTCCATTTGAGGAAAATGTCTTAATTATACATACAATCCCTCTCATTGGACTTTTTGAATATGAAAACATCGATTTTATAAAATAGACTTCATCCCCAACCTTGCACGGCAGCTTAATCAATAATCCTTGTTCCTCTGCGTCTGCATAATCGGTAAGTATCGCCATTGCTACATTTCTTTCGGTAAAGCTACCGTTTCTCAATTTATCATTTATTTCTTTTAACGTGTACATATAGGCTTTATCTCCCTTCTTCAACCCCTAAAATCTTACCCCACGCAACCTTTTGCACATATGTTTTTTCTTCCTTAGTTAGGCTCTTGTAACTCTTCCCATATGTTGTGATTGCCTCTGCTTTAAATTTGTTTGCCATTTTATTTACAAGTTCTTTATCATCGTCTTTTTCGTGTTCACTCATGGCTTTATCTCCCTTCACCTCTGAATAGATTTGTTTTGAAACAGATTAATAATACTATTGCAACTATCCAACCCATAGGCTTTATCTCCCTTCTTTCAACGCTTCTTCTATCTTATCCATTCCTAATCTCTCATTAAATACCTTTCTATCCGCATTACGGATTCCCATTTCTCTCCGTCGTTTATGTATAGTGCATGCTTTTTGACAATAATTCTTTCTTCTACACTCTTTGCAATTTCCGTCCGTTAACCAACTATCTGCCATACTATCTTCCTTCTTGATAAATCAAATTAATATGCTCATATCATATCCACTCTGAATGAAACGTATCGTCTTTTTGTGATTACATGCATTTCCTAAATATGTATAAATGCACTCAATGTCGTTATCATCGAAATCTGTGTGAAGAAACATATTTATTCCGTTGAGCATGAATTTTCTGAACTGCTTATTTCTCCACTCTTGCGAATATGGAATACCTTTGTGTGCCGATCTGGAGAGCCACTCTAAAATCTTGCAATTTACATCTTCTTCTGTTTCACAGTTATTGAAGATGAAATATGTATTAGAATATCTATGTGCTATAAATTCGTCTCGTTCATTAAAAAATGAACCGTCAAAATCAGCGAGTAACCGCAATCTGATTATCTGTTTCCAATCCATATATCTTCCTTTCCGATATAGGAGCAACTATACTGTCACTCCTATATCTGTGTGAAATTAATCATGTCTGTAACCAGTCCAATCGAGAGCTTGACTGCATTCCATACAATGCTTTATATATAGCAAATCTCCACAATCAGAACAAAGCATTATATCTGTGTTACATGTAGGACATAGCCCGTTATTTAATTTTTCTGCTATCTGCTTTTCCAGCGCTTTCGATGCTAATTCTATTGTCTGATCGCTCTCACCATCTTCTCCATGCCAGGAATTTATAATCTCAAGTGCTTGTAAGTTATCCATACATTTTCCTTTCCGCTGTTATCAGCTAATCAATTTATTCCATGCAATACTTGCTTCACGTATCGTAGTTTTAGATACCTTGAGATTTTTTAATATTTTTAACTTTACTGCTGGCAAATCATATTCTTTTTTGCACTCCTTGCATCTTATGAAACAATCGCAATCCCTTTCGATGTGGAATGGATTAGCCATTAGTTTTATATCTCCGCCGCATGACGGACATTTCTTTAATTCTATTTTCATTTATGCGTTTCCTCCTTGTCAGCTATACCGGACTTGCCGGATGGATTGATTAAATTTAATTCTCATCGAAATCTACTGTAATTTCGCCCTCACTTGTACTAACTGTAAATATCTGATATGCTTCTGAATATCCATAAGTCTCATATCCTGCATTTTCTAAAGCTTCCATACAAATTTTCATTATTTCTTCCATTTTCATTCCTCCAATCTTAATTTACATTTACTTACCATTGAAAATTCCAAACAAATGTTCTATAATAATTTTATTATTCTATCAGAGGTGCATCCCATGCCATTTTTAAAACCAGACCATAGTCCAATAATCCGCCATCCCCAAGGTCATCCAGTATCCGTCATTGCAGCCTTTAATACCGTAGGTGATTTACGTCCAAGGTATTTCTGCGTTGAGGATGATAATTGTGAGCTGTTTAAATATAAAATCGCATCTATCAAAGCTATCAAAGACCAGCATATGGTTAAAATATTTTATTGTAGCTATGTAGATAATGGATATAAAAATGACATAGTTTTAAGTTTTGATATTGTTAATTGTTTGTGGGTGATTGGGTGAGTAGTTCTGGGTTCTCGTAGATATTTCCGATAACCTCTGCCTTATTGTTGTATATCATGTTCGGCGTAAGAACCTTGTGAAATCTCCTATCGATACCGTAAATCATAAATCCGACCCGGCTTGTGAATATCTTGTGCTCTACCGTCCAGTATGTAATTCCGTTTCTTCGATAACCGAAAATAGCGTCCGTTTCATCCTCACCTTGCGTAGGTGTTATTTTTGCCTTGTACCAGGCAGTTTCCACCTGTAGAATATCTCCATCATAAATTTCTTTACCGTTCTTATCTTTTAATCCGGTGTATTGCATCAGCTCAACTTCTTCTTCATCCCAATAACTTGAAAATCTTTGCAGTTTTCTTTTTGGAGCACCTTGTCCTGTTGAAAACCCTACCATGTTAAATCCATTGATGAAAGCTTTCTGTTTCTTATCCCATGCTCTGAACTTAATTTCTCTCTGCATTTATATCCTCCTTAATCTGATAATCCATTACCTTGCGTACAAGGTCGGCTTCATCATAAAAGTTTTCTGGACACCCACATATCTCGCATATTTCACAATTGTGGCACGTTTTCCTGCTCTCACATATTGCCTTTGCCTTGCGTAAGAACTCAATTGCTCCTGTCATAGTGCCTCCTTCCAAGGGTCCGGTAGTGGCATCCATTCTATAACAGCATCTATCGGGCTATCATTTTCCCAATCCCATCCTATAGTTTCGTTTCCTATTATCCACTTCTTCCTAAATTGGTCATAGCTTCCTATGCTTGGTTCCATTCTTCCTTCAATCATTACTTTTATAAGCACGGGATAATTTCCATCCGGAAGTTGACTTACTGGTATCCATCCATTGGTTAATTGCT